GACTTAGTTCTCTCTACATTTGGGAACTCGGCTATTAACTCATTTAGCAAATCCGTTGTTTGTTTTTCGATACTATATCGTTTTTGTTCTTCGGGAAGTTCAACCATTTGGACAATTGACTCCAACTCATCGCCAAATTGTATAGAGTCAGCATCGAGAAGAATCTCCCTAAGTGCTGTTTTAACTTCCTCTACAGGAATTTGTGGGCTAATAGATGGAAGATTAGACTGTTTACTTATGGATATAGGAGCAACGCCTATTTCTTCTTCTTGTGATACGCGAAAAGCGGAAGGACTTGCGATACCCATACCCATACCCATACCCGTCGGCGATGCCATAATACTAGGCGAATCACTGGGAGGGCTGCGAATACGTATTTCTTCGATGGGTATGTTTTCGGGGATACCCTTATAGCCAAAGTCAATATAAAAAACTTGTTCCCCTGGATATGTTTTTACCTCGATCATATCTTCTTCTAAATCTGTGATATGTCCAGTAATAATAGTCGGCAGCTCTCCTCCAAAAATAATATCAACCCATGTTCCAGTGATAAGTTTATTTTGACGAGCATAACCCGGGAACTCGGGTGAATTTAAAATGGCGATAGATGTAATGGATTCGTCACTAAATCCGCCTTTTGAACTCATGGTTAGTATTAGTCGCGTAGATGTTGCTACATTAATTAATTTAATTTTTGTTTCATCGATATATTCGATAAGGTATATTTGATCATGAATTGATGAATTTGATGGAGCTATAATTTGTATAATATCTCCTAGAGAAACTTCGACAGATGAGATAGGGGTAGATGGGCTTGGTAGTTTTGGGGAATTTTCTGACATTTTTATTTATAACAATAGTAGTTATACTTATACCTTATATTTATAACAGAAATTTTTATTATGATTATTTGCGAATAATATTTAATATTGTATATTGTATATTCTATATTGATTTAGATTCGTAACTACGCTCATATCCATACTCTCATAGTCCCATCCATCAAAACATAAAACAATAATAAAAGATATATAAAGAGAATGTCATAAACTATAGTATCATAGATATATATTTTACGCATCCTTTCTCACTAGATTGAATCCAATGTTTTCATTAAAAAATAACCAGGGTTTTAAAGATATTTTGAAAATGATGAACGAGCAGTATACGCAAAATGTCAATCATTCAGATGAAATTGAAAAAATCCTTAATAGCTTGAAGTTATCAATAAAAAATTGGAAGACAGATACCGGTATGTATTCTATTATTAAATATGATAAGCAACTATACGGTCTTCTTATACCAGAAGATTATGAAAAAATCGGATTATTGCGTTCTGTTGTAGTAGACGAGAGTGGTCGTATCGTCGCATATTCCCCTCCAAAGTGTTTGTTAATTACGGAGGATCGCGAGAAATCATTTAATGAGAATAACATAATGACACCTCCTAGCGAATCAGTAACACACGAATGGAGCGCTGAGGAGTTTGTAGAGGGGACGATGATAAATTTGTTTTATTCAAGAAATGTAAAAGGCGGCGAGGATGGCGATGGCGATGGCGGGGGATGGGAAGTTGCTACAAAGAGCACAGTGGGTGCCAGCGTCGTTTTTTATTCGCCGAAGAATCCGAAAGATACAGATGAGATTCGCGACAAGGATACATTTCGCAATATGTTTTTTGATACATGTGTCAAAATCGGCTTTAAATATGATGAGCTCCCCAAAGAGTTCATGTATAGTTTTGTGCTGCAACATCCTAAAAATCGGATTGTATTGCCGATCAAGGAGGCAAAAATATACATTATTGGTGTATATAGTATTAACCAGGACACGCTTGACGTCTCGCAACTTAGTAGATCGGGGGTTGTAGAAAAGTATGGGAAAGGCTGTATTTTAGAACCGAAACAACTGTTTGCTGAAAAATATACTGTGAGTGGATTTAGAGCCGAATATGCGTCGATGAATTCACCATATGATTTGATGGGGGTTGTATTTAGAAATATATTTACAGGAGAGAGAATGAAGGTACGTAATGCTACTTACGAGATGGTGAAAAATTATAAAGGTGTAGAACAAAAGGTTATGTTACAGTATTTAACATTACGTCATGGAGGGCGAGTTGCCGATTATTTAAAGACGTATCCTGAATATAAGGGGGATTTCGCGGCATTTAGAAGTCAGCTGCATGGTTTTACGCGGAGTTTGCATCAAAATTATTTGGATTGTTTTGTCTTTAAAAAGCGTATTTTTAGCGAATTTCCACAACAGTATAAGAAACACATGAGCGGGCTACACAAGAAGTACCTGGAAGAATTGCGCGAGATTAAGGGATCGGTGACGTTTCAGTATGTGGTGGAGTTTGTGAATACGCAGAATCCGATGTATTTGATGTACTCGTTGAATTATGTGGCAAGAGAGCATAAAAAGATGATTGAAAGGATGGATGAATCGGTAATAGAAGTAAATGTACCGGTTGTGGTTGTGGCAGATGTAGCGGATGTGGCGGATGTGGCGGATTCGACAGAATATGTGGATGTGTAGAATTCATAAATAACGATATTTTATGGGAGGGCTGTATAGTTTTTTCATTTAACATTATAATGTATAGGACATTTATAATGTTAAAAAATTGATCATGATAATAGCTTATAATATAAATGTAGAATTCTAAATCAGAAAACACAACAGCATAACAGTCAAACAAAATGGTCAAGACAAGAAATCAGAACGAACAAAGCAAGAATCAACAACGTGGCGTCACGACGAGATCCGGATTTGAGTTGAAAGAATCCGATCTGGAAGTAGGAATAGAAAGAGTGGTTTTGCCTGCTGTGAAAATATCAAAGGAGATGAAACGCCGCGCAAATGTGAGAAAGGAGATTGCGAAGAAGTCATGGAAGAAACAAACGGACAAGAAGTGTAAGAGATTCGAAAGAGTAGAACGCGAATTTTTGAAACACGTGTACCATAACGCGGGAGAAATGACGGCGATATGGAAGAATTTCGAGATGGCGTTTCGCAATATTGACAACCTCCTCATGTTTAAAAGACGCGTAGAGGGGAAGTAAAAATGAAGGAAAAAATGTAATATAGGTTATAGGTTATAGCATATGGAATATAATAAAATTTATTTTTATCGTATAATTATCCACCAATACGTAAAATTTCAATTAATGGATCAAACGTTAGATCCCCTGCTGACGCATTAAATGCTTGAACTGTAAAAGTTTGAGTTGTTAGTCTTAAAACAGTGGTTACAGTACTAATCCAACTTGTTCCATTATATTGTGTTACACCCATATATGTAAAACCTGTACTTAAAACAATACGTATACCACCAGCTAATGTAACACCAAAAACAACTGCGCCTGGGAAGTTTGACCATGTCCCTGTAACAGTTATAGAATATGTACCTGACGTATTTACAGTAATTGTGCCAGCTGAATTTGTGTAAGCACTCCCTGTATTTTCTATAGGGTTATTCCATATAACTGCTGATGATGTTGTTGCTACTATATTTTGCGGTGAACTTCTGCTAGCATAAAAACGAATGTAGTTTATAGATGTCGGCGGCACCGAGTTTAATGATAATCCAGAACCAGAACCAGAAAATATTGTTGCTGTTAAATTTCCTGTTGATGGATTTAATGTGAAATTTGGAATATTTATGTCAGCAAGCAATGACTGCGTCCCCGAACCTGCAACAAACGTGGGATAATATGTTGCATTAGTATTGGAATTTGTAATATTTACACTTGTGGCGTTTGTGTTTGTTGGCCCGGTTGGTCCCGTAGACCCCTGATTTGCCGTTCCAGAACCCAACAATTCTTGTAAAACAATGTTATTACCTTGACTCTGAATTATTCCGATAGTATTTATAGGAACACCTCCACCAAGTGCTTCTAACTGATATGTTAAATAATATTTGACAGGACTAGTTGTTGCCGGACTGTCTATATAGTTTAAAGTATATAAATCATTATTAGCTGTAGTAGCTATTAGCGGGCCAAGAAATGTATCACTAGCAATAGTTGTAGAGGGACCAGATGCTATACTTCTTTTTACACTAATTGTTAGTCGATCATTCGTTCCATAACTACTAAGATATTTTATTCGAAATTGTGTTAATATATTGCTAGCAGTAGACTGTGGGGTTATAGAACAAAAATAATTACCACTTAAATCTACTTCTATTGAATTTGTTGTATAAGAACTTGGTGTAGATGATAAATCAGTTGTCTGATATTGAATAATTACGCCGTTTGACCCCGTCGGACCTGTGTAACCTGTAGCACCTACAGCACCGGTAGCACCTGTAGCACCTACAGCACCGGTAGCACCTGTATAACCCGTATATCCTGTGTAACCTGTATAACCTGTGTAACCTGTATAACCTGTGTAACCCGTAGCACCCGTTGGACCGAGTTGAGTATACATTACTTGTGTAACTGTTAAAATAACAGAAGGAATACCTGGATTAGGTGGTGGTCCTACAGAAGCTGGCGAAGAAAGTAGATTTATATTTGCATCAGAACTATACCACACCAATTGAACATAATCATTTGCTGCCATAGATAATACAAAATTCCACGCTGGAACTTCTAGACTCGCACTCGAAGAACCACTTGCTGCTATTTTCGTATCACTATAAACAACATTTGTCCCATTCTTAACTAACCATATATTTATGACACTCGAACTTCCTCCAACAATTTTCTCAAGTTGTGCTGAAAATTGCACATTATATACACCAGGATATTGGGTAACAATGTGTGTTGGGTTTCCTGAAGCATCATTTTGAATAATCACTCCATTATTTTCAGCTGTACTATTTAACTTCATATAATTTGGTTGCACAGGACTCAAACCTACGCCTATATTTGTTTGTGTTGTTGTGTCATAAAATGAGCCATAATACCCTAATGCTCCTCCTGCTCCTGTAGCACCTACAGCGCCGGTAGCACCTGTAGCACCTGTAGCACCTACAGCACCGGTAGCACCGGTAGCACCTGTATAACCGGTAGCACCTGTATAACCGGTATAGCCCGTGTAACCTGTAACACCGGTAGCACCTGTAACGCCAGTAGCACCTGTAACACCAGTATAACCTGTGTAACCCGTATAACCAGTGTAACCAGTGTAACCCGTGTAACCTGTGTAACCTGTAACACCGGTAGCACCCGTATAACCTGTATAGCCCGTATAACCCGTATAACCCGTATAACCTGTGTAACCCGTGTAACCTGTGTAACCTGTATAGCCAGTATAGCCTGTGTAACCCGTGTAACCCGTGTAACCCGTATAACCTGTATAACCGGTATAGCCCGTATAACCCGTATAACCCGTGTAACCAGTATAACCTGTATAGCCCGTATAACCCGTATAACCCGTATAACCCGTATAACCTGTGTAACCCGTGTAACCTGTATAGCCCGTGTAACCTGTACAGCCCGTGTAACCTGTATAACCTGTGTAACCTGTATAACCTGTGTAACCTGTGTAACCCGTGTAACCCGTGTAACCAGTATAACCAGTATAACCAGTATAACCAGTATAACCTGTGTAACCCGTGTAACCCGTGTAACCAGTATAACCAGTATAACCAGTATAACCAGTATAACCTGTGTAACCTGTAACACCGGTAGCACCTGTATAACCCGTATAACCAGTATAACCAGTATAACCTGTATAACCTGTGTAACCTGTGTAACCTGTGTAACCCGTGTAACCTGTGTAACCCGTGTAACCCGTGTAACCAGTATAACCAGTATAACCTGTGTAACCTGTAACGCCAGTGGGTCCAATAGGTCCAACAGCATAAATAATTAAAATAACCGGTTGTTCTGATGAAAATTGATATGTATTTGTCCCTGTAACTGTCCATGTTACATAACCAATACTTGATGACGTATTTACTATTTCCCATGTTTGATAGTTTAAAGAATTTATTTTATCTTGTATAATAATACTATCCCCCGAATTAACCAATCCAAGCAATATGCTTACATCTACATTATCATTATCTGTAGTCGAAATAAATAATTGATTTGCTAATGTTTGATTGTTATTATTCCATTCTATATGTTTAGAATTTGGAGGAGCTGTTATACTAGGCGATGTTTCAGCTAAATAGTTATAATATGTACTAGACTGTCCTGGTTCACCTTTAGCTCCTGTAGGACCTGTGTAACCTGTGTAACCCGTATAACCTGTGTAACCCGTGTAACCCGTGTAACCCGTGTAACCCGTGTAACCCGTGTAACCTGTATAACCTGTATAACCTGTATAACCTGTGTAACCTGTGTAACCTGTATAACCTGTATAACCTGTATAACCTGTATAACCTGTGTAACCTGTGTAACCTGTGTAACCTGTGTAACCTGTGTAACCTGTGTAACCTGTAACGCCAGTGGGTCCAATAGGTCCAACGGGATAAAGAAGTACCTTAACTGGTTGTTCTGATGAGAATTGATATGTATTCGATCCTGAAATCGAATATTTTACATACCCAACATTTGATGTTTTGTTTCCTACGGTCCACTCTTGTTTATCTAATGGATTTGTCGTATTTTGTAAAATAATTTTATCTCCTCCTTTAACTAAATTTAATATATTATTTTCATTAATACCATCATTATCAAGTGTTGAAATATATAAAAAAGATGCTCCCGTTTGTATTGGATTATCCCATTCTACATGTTTAATAGGTGGAGGCTCTGTTATAATTGTCGTTTCAGCCAAGTAATTTAATGATGTAGTAGACTGACCTGGTTCACCCTTGGGTCCCGTATAACCTGTATAACCAGTATAACCTGTATAACCAGTATAACCTGTATAACCAGTCGTGCCTCTAAATACAAAGTTACCATCGGGTCGTGTTGTTCTAAGATACCCCATCATTGTTATATTCGCATTTAAAGCTTGATCATATGACATGAAAATATATAGTTATATAGTTATATAGTTATATATTAAAAAAATATAATTATATATTTAAAATTTTTAATTAAATTCTAAATAGGGAACGGTCTCTGATTTTTTTCTACAACAAGAGGAGTTGGCATAATAATGGGTATTCTATCAAAGAAGGAAATATGGGGAAGTTCTTTCAGTTGTGGAACAACAGGTGCTTGAGGGTCTACAAGATTTGTTGAGTTAATACCAAATAATGCCGACTCAATATCCACGGAATTTTTTGAAAATGATTCACGTGACATATAAGAAGGCATGTATCCTACTTCAGGAATTGCATCAGAATAAGCGCGTCCATTTTGTCCATTTACATAAGTTGTGTGATGAAATATACCCCTAAAATCTTGTTGTTGAAGACAGTAGTCGCTTTTTGTATTTCTATTTTGTGTCGACGCCATTGTGTATTTATAATATACTATATTATTTTTTAAATAAGTAAATAAAATATCGAATTAAATTATTATAACTATTATAAGATAGTATTATATATATTTTTATTTACTGTTACTACATGTGCTATATAGTAGTAACTTAATAAAAGAAAAATTAGAACCAAAATTAATATATTGCCGTATCGCGTAGTGTATAAATCCGATAACTATTACAAAAATAATAAAATTATAAAGAATTTCTCGAATTTTTTCATAAAGAACTATATTATTTTTTTCTTTACTATTATTTTTTTCTTTATTTTTATCAAAATCAATTTGAAACTTAATAGACTGATCAATTATAAGCAAAATGAGAGTTGGTATAGAAAAATACCACTTCGATTTAGTCATCAGTAAGAATATAAAATATACAAAACATGTTTTAAGCCAAATATTTAATATATCTAAATCATTATCTTTATCCACAACGGTAAATAAAAGAAAGAATGATATTAATCCCACAAAATGACGAAAATATACATTACCTGTAATATATTTTTTAATGTCACAACTTACTATATTTGATAAATAGCCAAATAATAACCATAAATATAGACCTACAATAGCTGTTCGAATGTCAAACATTTATACTTTATAATATATTATATTATAAAATATATTATAAAATATATTATATTATAAATTTTATTTTTTAGTTAACTCGTCAATGAGTAACTTTTTATTTTTTATAAAATTGTCATATAATGTCATATCAGAAATATCATCTCTTATTAAATATACCAAACAAGCATGGAATAAGTCAAATGTATGAAATGAAAAAAGAAACTGTATCATAAGTTCGTGATTTTTAATATCTTTTCTAAAATGATAATGTGACTCTGCTATTTCAATATAATCTTTGTTATCTTTTATTTTTTGATATATATTATCAATTGTTGTAACAATTGTATCTGAGTCGTATTCTTTTAAACCAAAAGCATATAAGTATTCGTGACGATATAATGTATCCTGGTCCTCTTCGTCATCGTGTAATTTATATGTACATAAAAATGTAGTGTTATACATGGACATATAAATTGAAAGGTATTTTACTTTTAATATATTATATAAAAAATATTATATAAAAAATATTATATAAAAAATATTAAAAAATCATTATACTTAAATAAAATAATTACGAGCTACATGAAGTGTACTTTGTCTCACGTTCAATTTCACGTGAAGGAACACCTCCGCGTATCCAACCATTTACAGCCACTCCTTCTACTAAATTAGCAGGGTTTGAAATTGTATCAGCAATAGATGGAATAAGAGGATACATTTCATGATTTACCAAACACACTTCAGAGCTCGGGTTTACGCTCTTCTTATTAATATTGTAATCACCTTGCCACAAACGCGATTCGACAAGAGGATTCGATTCACCTCTTCCAAGAAATGGAACAGTTTTAAAGGGTCGCTCAAATAAACTAATACGACAAGGAGGACGTGTCATAGTTCTACCATTAAACAAATGACTATTTGTATCAATATTGCATCCGCCTATACCAACTTGATGACTTCCAGTAAAGTTTATACCGGGTTGTGCAATAGCAAATTCAATGGGGCGAGTCATATTACAATCAGAAGAAAAGAAATTATTTAACATATAGTTGCTTGAGTTAAGGTTTTGTATACTTCTTTGATCTAGACCACAATTGTCGTTACCTATCCGAGACATATTGTTAAAAAAATAATCTTTTACAGTAGCCATGGTTGTATATTTATATGTATATATATATATATATTTTTGAAAATATATTTACTAAATAATAATATACCATAAATTAATATAATTACAAGTTAACATAAATTAATCTAAATTATAAAAATACATAGTTTTATAATTTAATAGCGGACACACATATACATAAACATAAATACATACACATATATACATACATATACATACACGCTCAAACACAAAATTACTTAAGTATATGTCGAACCCAACCTAGGCTGATTTCTTCCAAGAGCAAACTCGTTGCCTTCTTTTGCCGAAACCATATCTCCGTAACAAAAATTAGCAAATCCTTCTTGATCATTTGGAATAGTTGTATTAGGGTTTGTATGAAAACTCCTCATACTATAATCAAAAGTATAACTATCGCCTAAATCACTAAATAATTTACGTCGAATATATTCTTTTTGTTTTGCCGAGTCGTCGGAAAATGTTGTATTAACAATGTAATCTTTTGTACTGTTATTTATATTCTTTTCTACTTCCACATTGAAAGCCGGTGCTGCTTCCTTTCTTGTAGGATCATACACTATTTCAGGTAAAAGAACATTCATCATGGGATTATTTTCTTTCGGATTCGTGTATTCGTTTTTTACTTCATTATATAATATGGCGTTTGTGAAACTTTCTTTTACTGGTGGGGTGGATGATTTTGATTTATTTTTTTCTTCTGACTCTTTTATTTCCTTTGCTTTATTAGATTGAACATGGTATAAAATAGCAATTACAGCTAAAGTTATTATACATACAAATATAATTCCAATATTTAATGTAATCAAATACCCTAAAAGAGAAGTTAAAATAACAAATCTACTAATAGCATTTAACTTCTCCATATTGCTCATATTTGTAGATGGCCATATTTCCGTCAGTTGATTTTTATTAAATAGAATAGTAGGTTCATTTAACCAAAATGGTGTTGCTGGTATTTTGTCCATTATATATATATTCTTAATTATTTTTTCTTATTTTTTATTCTTTAATCATTATTAGTAATATTAGTAATATTAGTAATATTAGTAATAACTACACTATTTTATTTATACTATATACTTATCCATTTACAATAACTAACTACATTTTTTATTATTTTTTATGTTTATTTTTCTTCTTTTTCTTTTTTTGTGCGTCATTTACTGGATCAGACCCCGTTAATGTATTTGTATCTACAACTACATTTTCTTCTGTAGCAAACGACGGTTTTACAGATCTAGGTGTTTGCTGAATTTGTTCTCCCGATGATGCTGTATATACTGATGTAGTAGGACGAGGAGCATTATTTGATGGGAGTGGAGTAGGAATTGGTTTTTGTTGCTGTTGCTGTTGCTGTTGCTGTTGTTGTTGTTGTTGTTGCTGTTGTTGTTTTTGTTGAAGTTTTGACTGCATTCGTTCTTTCGTTTTAGCATTTTTCATATTTTGCTGTAAATGACTCTGCAACGCACCCATATTTATCTTGCCTCCTTTTCCTCCTAAACCGGCCAACCCCCCTAATCCTCCTAATCCCCCTAATCCTCCTAATCCTGACATTCCCATCTTATTTAACATACTCGACAAGTCTCCCATACCTGGCATATTTTTCATATTGCTAAGTAGGTCACTTGCTTCCTTCATAAGCTCGCTCTCTTTGATATCTCCTTTTTTAAACTTCTCATCTAATTTTGTCCCCACGTTTTTCACCATACTCATAAGTTTGCCAGGATTTTTAAATAACTTTTGAAATACATTGCTCATATTGATATTCTCGGCATTTTCCATATCAATTCCAAAATCAAAATCTTTCGCGGTTTCTTCAGCAATCTCCTTAGCTAACGCCCCTATTTTACCGTTAAGAAGTTTCGAAATATGTTCATGAATTGTTTCCGGGTTAGGCATTTCGGCTGATTGTTTGTTATCAGATGATGATTCTCCAGCTTCTCCATTTGACGCATTGTTTGAATTACTACTATCTTGGTGTTTTGGATTATTAAATTCCGCAAAATTAGGAAATCCGGGAAACTTTGACATGTCAATTCCCATACTCTCGGGTGAAAAATTTTTAAACTGTTCGGCAAACTTTTCAAATTCTTTCATATCAATCCCATCTCCTGTCGATTCTCTCGATCCCGTATTGGTATTTTCAGTAGTATTTCCTTCACTTTCACCTTCACCGCCTGCAGTTTCATTATCTTTCCCCATAAAAAGATCCTGCATATTTTTAATTGTTTCTTCCAATTTATTTTTTAATTCATCTTCATTAATCGCTTCGAAAAGTTTAGCGGTATCTCCAAATGAATCTCTATCAGAAATATTCGTGATAATTGAAAAAAGAATAAGCTGTAAATATTTCCAAATTGTGTCGCGGGTATTACTAGATATGTCTGGGGTATTCCATACCTCTTTAAAATCAATATCGGGCAAAAAGTTTACATTCACTGATAGCGAAGATGTATTGTCGGTATTATCGGTATTATCGGTATTCTTGTTAAAAATTTCAACATTCTTATATAAAATATCAAAAAAACGCACAGGATATACTGTTTTAGAATATTCATATAACATTTTTACTCTATGTTCGTCTAACACTTCTTCTTCTACAATATAACCATCTGTATTTATAGATACCATCACAAAGTTATCTTTTAACTTATCACTGTATTCAGGGAATGTCGTAGTAAAATCATTTATAAAATCCGTCATTACTTTTTTAAACTCATCAGGAACTACTTCAGGAACAGCATCATTGGGTGTAGTTGACTTATCACCAAAGGTTTCTTCTACTTTGGAAGATTTATTATTTTTTTTACCCATTATTTTATTTATATTGTTAATTAAACATTTACTATTTAAATCATACTAGGCATAATTTATTTATTATTTTCCATATAATTATTTTATAATATTATCATAAAAATATCATAAAATATCATAAAAATTCAATTATTATCACCAATAATAAAATAACTATTATCCTACATACAATTTGGATAAAATACATAAATTTTTTATATAACTAAGCGACTTTTCTTGATTTTCTTTACTCATATTTCGAATTGGTTCGCGAAGTTTATCTATATTATTAATAATATCATCCGACGAGTTTACATATATCAAATCTTTTTTGTAATCCTTTTCTATAAAAAAATTAATATTATTATTATTTATTTCCGTTTCATATTTAGATGAAATATAATTATTCCATATTTTAATAATAAGAGCCGGATTTGTTTTTTTTATCATACCAAACGCCAATTTTGCCTTTTTAATTGAAGGGTCGTGACTTATAACTATTTGCATATCTTCCATAAACTCAAACAATTGTGTATTAAACGCATTTAAAATGAGCGACTTATCGCTATCTTCAACAGAGGACATATTTATATAAATGTAAATGAATTCTATATGAGTATATAATATTATTCTATAGTTTTAAATATTTTTAATTATAAATATTTAAGTATTATATTATTCAACTAAACCTAACATTTTTTTGCTGTTGTCGTTGCTGTTCTTGTTGTTGCATAATTTGAGGTCCCATGGTTTGTACTTGCTGTTGAAATTGTTGTTGTTGTGAAAACTGCGCCTGAAACTGCTGTTTTTGTTGTTGTTGCTGAATAAATTGCTGCTGTGACGGATGTTCAACTACTTTCGCCTGTTTCTCCATATTAATCTGTATCTCTTTATTTCGTTGTTGTTGTAAATTTTCTAATGAAACTGATCCTATTTTGTCAGGCGCATAGTCTTCTTTGGGAGCTTCAATGCGCATATTACTGTCTATGGTTGCGTAGTTATACAGTTGCCGCATCCCTCCATTACCTTTTGCCGATAAGTCGTCGCTACTTTGATCCCAGTAACTAAATGTATCCGAAGCAACACCATACCCACCGATGCAGTCATTATTTAATGAAAATGGAGACGGTTCGCCATTATCGTTGGTCGCATTCATATTTATAGCCGTATCACGTGGTTGTAAGTGCGCTAAAATTTGATCCCCGTATAATACTTGATGTCCTTGTTTCATTAAAAGTAATGCAGGAACACGATTTACTTGTGGAGGCATAATGATCTTTTCTCCGTTTTCAAGAATGATATACCATGATCCCGTGGTACCCTTAACCCTCTTATCGATACACAAAAAATGTAGTTCTTCTTTAATATTGCTTTTTGCTAATGTTTGAAGAATTTTTTTAGATTTTTCACAAAAGTTGCTATAATATAAAATGCTGTTCATAATATAATTTACTACGAGTATTTATCATTTATTTTAACTTATTATTTAAGTTATTTATTTTAACTATTATTCTATTTTTTACTATTTACAGATTATTCCTTCGTTTTTATATTTTGAATTTTAAGATTAGAATATATGAATATTTTTCCTTAATTATATTAACAAAAAATTGATTTAATAAATTGTATATTAATAATATAATAAGAACAACAACAACAAAGCTACCATCTCATGGAAACTCGTATTTCAAATATTTATCAAGAAAATGGTTTTCTGAAATTCACAATCGTCGACTGTAATATGAGTATAGCAAATGCCCTTCGAAGAATTATAATTTCAGATATTCCTACATTTGTATTTAGAACTTTCCCGTACAATGAAAATAAAGCCGAAATTACTCATAATACAACTAGGTTTCATAATGAAATTATTAAGCAGCGTCTAAGCTGTATCCCAATACACATCGATGATATGGAGTTCCCATACAAAGACTATGTTGTAGAACTCGACGTAAAAAATGATACAGATAATATTATATATGTTACCACAAAAGACTTTAAAATAAGAAATATTAAGTCAGATGTATATTCAAATGAGTCGGCAGTTAGGGCAATATTCCCCCCATCTTCTTTGACAGGCGACTATATTGAATTTGCTCGTCTTCAGCCTAAACTTTCCGAAAATATTGACGGCGAACGTCTTACCTTGCGCGCTAGTTTGGATATAGGAATGGCCTCACAAGATGGAGCATTTAATGTTATTAGTACATGTTCATATGAATGTTCTCCTGATATACCTAAAGCAACTAGTGTATGGAAAGAAAAAGAAGCGGATATGAAAAAAAATGATATAAGTGAGACAGAAATTGAATTTCAAAAACGCAACTGGTTTCTACTAGAAGCAAAGCGTTACTATCAACCCAATAGTTACGATTTCACGATTGAAACAGTTGGTGTTTTTGAAAATACAGAAATTGTCATAAAGGCGTGTTATATTATGATCTCAAAATGTGAAAAGTTTTTAGGAGATTTACAACATGGAAAGGTCGCTATCCTTCCTTCTGAAACTACACTAAAAAACGGTTTTGATGTTACATTGGCAAATGAGGACTATACGTTGGGTAAGGTTATTGAGTTTTATTTATACCAACAGAATTTCATAGTGGATAAAACATTGTCGTTTTGCGGGTTTAGGAAGATGCATCCTCATGATAATGATAGTATCATTCGTGTGGCGTTTCATAACGAAATAGATCCTGTTGGAGTATCTGGATATATACAAACCGCAACAGACAACGCAATTACAGTCTTTAAAAAAATGGTTGAACAAATGGGGGGCGACTTGAAGAAAACAGAAAGGATGCGGTTGTCTTCTGTATCAAAACCCAGTATTCGTGGCCAAAGTCCCAAAAAAGATTCGGTTGCTGCTGAGGCGGAAGGCGAACCTAAACCGGATAAACAGTCAACATTGCCAAAGTCATTGAAACCAAAATCTTCATCTTCAAAAATGAAACTTAATTTATCTAGTGCGAGTATTCAAGAGGCGTTTACATCAAGTAAAAAAAAACCGAAGAGTGTTGCAGGTGTGGCGGGTGTTGCCGCGGTAGAAGGGGACGACGAGGAAGATGAGGACTAACGGGCGGGCGTAACAGGACAATAAGTATTATTATTATTATTATTAAGATTCATGTATTATTTTATGTAATCTAGGAAAGAACCCTAATTCATTCATTATTTTATGTTTTTCTTTTTTTATTATGTCTATACGCTGAGACCACCAGTCTTCTTCGATTGCACGCCGAATAATAGAAACACTTTCATCAAAATTATCAAGTGGTAGTCGCACAAAAGCGCGCGAATCGATATGGTCTTCCAGATTGGGACACCCCCAATAAAAACAAAGACACTCAAATAAAATAGGCTCCCATATTTTCTCAGTAGCATAATTTTTTTCCCAATTATTCTCACATGAAAAACAATATTTATACTTTACCAATTCCCTTTTATTATCCGTTTTACCTACATACGATTGTAAGTCATGATAATTTTCACGCCCATATACATCGTGTATATTATCACCATTATACAATTTATACAAATCAGACGAATCAAGTCTTTTCAAAAAATCTACCCTTTTTTTATGCCCCTCGTCGTGTAATTTATTACTTACTATCGAAATTACCTTGTTTTTTTTATCTTCCTCAGGAATATATTCGGGTGGCGACACTTGCCACTGTACATTGTTAAGACATTCCGTGTGCCGAAAAACTTTCATAAACTTGTTCACATCGGGTATAGCCCATTCACCCCATGTTTTAACACCCCAGTTTTTAGTAGTGTCGTATACCCACGGCTCCATCTGAAAAATAATTGTTTTCTTAGGATCGTAATATTCAGTTGTCTCATATATAGAAGGCGTTGTGGATATCATATGTGGCATATTTATAATAACATAGTAGTCTATTTCGGTTTTACTATTATGTGATACAAGTTCAATATCATTCCATTTTTCATATTCTCCATCCATAAACATATTTGAAAATTCTATACATAAATCATTTGAAAAACACCAATTACATAACATTTTTACTCGTTTTTTATCTTTACCGTTTAACTTTACATCTTCTACTACCGTATTTTCTAATTTTACATCTTTTGAGTTATACAAATTATCCGAATTATCCGAGTTATCCGAATTATTCTTAATCTCACGCGTCTGTATCGCCTCACATGTTTTTATACCTTCTAATATAATGCTATCTATCAGATTCTGTAGCTCATGATTGCAATCATCGCGCTTCATCATCTCTCTCTTTCTATACAAATACTCTTTTTTTATATATATCCCATCTTCATCACGAAACCATGAAGATGTTGTAGTATTTACTATATTATTTTTAAAAAACCCCAATGTATTAAATGCAACACAATGTTTATCATCTATTGCTCTCAATACCATATTTTTAAGACTTCCCGGCTTATGATATATATCGTGCCCTATCTGATCTTTACAAGGAATAAAAAAAAACATGTCTTTCAAAATCTGTAAATAATAATTTTCATATATGCCGAAATTTATTACGTCATAATAATTTTGTATATCTGTATCATATTCTTTAGCATCTTCATGCCATAAAGAAATACATAAATTTGGTTGCGTTTCGTAACACTCCAAGGTATTCGTAATTTTCATAACATAGTCGATACCATGTCGTATTCCATGCTTATGTATATAGTGAATCATTTTTCTTGCCCCGTTTTTATTTATAGTATAGCCAAATGTACCTCCGACATAATATTCTTTTTTAAGAGGAGATATGGAAACATTTGTTGTGCTATTTACACTACTATATTCATATATGTCTTTAGAATTTGCGCGAATATCTTTATACATTGTATATCCGTGATATACTACATCTTTCTCCCTAAAATATTTTTCCATATTACTAATCTGTCTTTTATATGCGTCACATAAAATAACATCGTCTTCAAAAATAATATAATAGTCGTTCGTTTCATCGCGCAGCAATTCCACCCATAAACCATAATGCGACAACGCACAACCAATAAACCCACACCTACTTCCGAAATCATTCCCTTCAAACATTTTATATAATTCCATCGTGGGAGCACATGATAAATCTTTCCCGTATACCGCTTCAATAAATTCATATTCAATATCAGAAAATCCACAGGAGTTTAATTGTTTTATCATTGATAATTTACGATCGTCTCTATGTTTCAGATTTAATATTTTAATTATCGACGATGATGCCACTTTTATGGGAGGGCTGTACGATCGACGTATACTTTCGCTTGTTACTATCGATGTTGTGGTCGTGGTCGTATCTACCTCAATAGGTTCTACACAAGTATTAAAATCATGAGAAGCAATAGATGCGTGAGATTTGTCTAAATTAAATTGTAAAGTGTTATTTAATTCATAAGAGTTTGGTTTCGTTTTATCATGGCGGTCGGATGTTAATCTACCAATATGACGACAACATATCATGTTAAAAAAAGCACTCCTATGTCCCGCATTATACCATTTATACGCATAATCCATTTCAAAAAATTGATTTTCCGTATTATAATTTCCCAACCCTAAAATTGTATCAACGTCTATCATAGAAGGACGAAAACTATAATCTGGCCAATAACAACAATTTGGAAAGTAAAACTGTTCACTCGTATTATGTTTATGAAGTAATACAGGAATACATTCTTCGCTAGTTTTCGCCTCTAGAACTATGTGTCCTTTTGTATTCGTATGCTCTATTGTTTCAGCATAATTCCTGTTGAATAAAACTTGACGTACATTTTTAGAATCATGATATTTTTTTAAAATAGTAATCGAATCTTCCACATAATTTCTTCTTGTATAAAATAAAAAATCGTCCTCCATATGAATCCAATATTTAGGTCTAAGTTCGCTTAGTTTCTCCCATATAATATTCATACTTTCGCGATGACCCTTTTCAGATTCTGATTTCATATAATACGTAATCCATGGAAAAGTACTCTTCATAAGTTCTCTATCCTTTTTAGAAGAATTGTCGTCCACGCAAAACCAATAGTCAATCTTTTCTACGTCTAGCCAATGATTTAAAATAGAACCCAAAGTCTGTTTAAATAAATCAAAACGTTTACATGTAGTAAATGAAATAAAAACATTTATTTTTTCATTTTTATTTTTATGAATGCTTGCTGTTTTATTATGAAACATGCTTTTTATATTTTTGGGGAGTTCAAATAACTTTGTATGATTCTTTTCATATAATATATTCCAACATTCATGTATTCGCGGATCGATGTCAATATTATCATTTAGTAATTTTTGTATATTTTCGTTATATTCGTAAAATAAAACAAGAGTATCATCTTTATCATTACGCAACTGGTCTTTATAAAACACGAGATTAATACACGTTTTAATATATTTATCAACATTATCAATACATCTTGTAGTAATAATTTTTTTACAACATTCGTACCCTAACTCATGTTTTCCGCAGTAGAATCCGGCAATACTACATGAATACTCTATATGGTTAAAATAAAAAGGTTCGAATAAGAATAGTTTATTCGGTGGGGGCGACGTGTGTCCCAAAAAATGATCCCCTAAAGAACAACATAATAAATACATCTCCTTTCGTAATAAAATTTCACACGCCAAGGCTACACCTTCGACTCTTTCGCGGTCAAATAAAATAGACTTTGTTAAATAACGAATTGCGTTTTCAAAATCATTATTGCGCATATACAAATCTCCCAAAACAAAACAAGAATAGTATCTTTCCTGAACCCATGTATCTAGTTTATCTGCTACCATTTTATACCATTCGATTGCTTCTTTTATCATACCGCAATCTTTATAACTTTGAGCACAGTAAAAAGCATAACGATTTGATAATCCCTTATCTGGTTTTTCGATATCTGTATAGTAAGCCATTTTCAAAACTTCGGCATCTTTTTTATATTTTTCGGGATCTTTACTTCTGCTTCCTTTTCTCCCCGATTCTACATAATAATTTCCATTTACAATAGTACCTTCGACGCTTTTAGACACACATGTTAAAAATTCATGTAAAACGCCATCGAATCGCCACTCAAGCTGGTTATTTATTAATAAGGGGCGAACATAAGCAACGTTATCCCCGCCAAATTTTAAATTATACATTTCATTATGAAACATGTGATTGTCGGGAAGTTTAAAGTCGCCATGAATACTGTCATCCGCGTCAAAAATAAACAAATAGTCTGTTTTTTTATTTGCGTGTTGTAAAGCAAGGGTGCGATTATAACCGAAGTCGCGCCATTCATCGTGGAATAATTCGCCATTTATATTACGCGATTTAAAATAGTCTTTTATTATCTGCTGTGTTCCGTCGGTAGAACCAGTATCGGAAATGACCCAATACGATAAGGGGATATATTTCAAAATATTATCAAATGTTTCTCTAATAATATGTGCTTCATTCTTAACAATCATATTTAAACATATTGTTTTTTTTGATATTGGGTTTTTTGATATTGGGGTTTTTGATATTGGGGTTTTTGATATTACTTTTATATTTTCATCCGTATACGAATATGAGTTATTTGGCATATGGTGAGGAGAGAATGGAGTAGGTATGAAGTGTAGTTATGTGTCGAAATATAAAGGCTTATATATGTATATAGTATTTAGGAATCAAATGTATTTATATTTATTTTTTTGGTAATAAATAAAATAAGTATTATAGAAATAAATATAATAATATAATATAATTACATTATAATAAATGTCATTTACTCGTTTTCATGATGATCCATGTAGAATAACAAAACAACAACAAGAGTCTACTGATCAAGGAAAATGGATTCTGAATGTTCCAGGAAATGGAGACAAGCCGTGTTTTATGATAGATCCGTCTATACGACTACAAAAATGGGGAGCAAATTTGTTGACAAATACAACAAATCTTGAAAGTTCTCTTTTTGGACTCGACCGAAACTTATCTCGAGACTGTAATCCGCAAAATAACTACAAGGATGTAAATATACCTACAACGGCGATCGAATATCCGACATGTTCTCCTTTCACTGACCAGTCAAGAGTTACAAATCCGGCATGGTGGTATAGGGATTTAGAACAACCAAATTGGGATTATCTACATTTAAATCCCCAAGAAAATACATGTATGTCATTTCATAACAACCTCAATACAAGAATTTTAGAAAAAGATAATCATATTACAAAAGTACCATGCTTTAACTATAATATGGTAGACAATACTCGGAATCTTTTCTCAAACTAAAAATATTTACAATTACAATTACAATTACAATTACAATTCCTATAAAGTAAAAAAATAAATCTATATATGTAATATTTAAGAGTTAATAGAGAGTAAAAAATATATTACATATATATAAACATATATAATACAATGGAAGTTGTTATCCCGATACTGGCAGCTACAGGATTAATTATGGCAGCAAATAATAAAAATGAAAATAAAATCGATGAAACAAGAGCAAAAATGTTTAAAAAAGAAGCTTTTACAAATATGGGAGCAGGTAGAGTAAATCCGCAAAATTATTTACCAAATACACAAATACCAAATACAAACTACCCAGTAATAGATAATTCCACAAAAGGAAATATAAATAAATTTAATGGTGGTTCCGCGGTAACCGATAAATACTTTAATGCTTCGGTTCGTGATAGAGTTTTAACAAACAGTGATCAATTTGGTAACCCATATTATAATGGTAATAGCGAAGATCACGACAGTAGTGCCCACTCATTAACTGGGAACCAAATAAATGTATCGCATTTTGAGCATAATAATATGGTACCGTTTTTTGGCTCAAAAATAAGAGGAAGAACCACGGATGCTGACACACACGAGTCCATATTGGATAGCTATAGTGGTTCAGGAAGTCAAAGAATATGTAAAGAAGAGCGCGCGCCTTTATTCGCCCCGCAAGCAAATATACAGTATCCATCAGGGATGCCAAACTTCACGTCATTCTTTCAGTCACGTGTCAACCCTGGAACTCAAATGGCGAATGTAAAACCATGGGAAGAGATTCGTGTTGCGCCGGGATTAAATCAGGGTTTCACATCATGTGGGAGCAATGGATACAACTCGGGGATGGAAGCACGCGACTTATGGGTCGACAGGAATGTAGACGAATTGAGAACTACCAATAATCCCAAAATCACATATAGTTTAGAGAATCACGAAGGACCGTCATATGAATGGAATGTACAACAACCCCCAAGTGCGAAAACATACGGACATGTGGAGAAATTTCTGCCTGATAAATTCTTTTTAAATACCCCCGATAGATGGTTTACTACTACAGGTTTAGAGAAAGCGCAAGCAGGGCGACCCGAAGAATTATTAAAAGACCAGAACCGTATATGTACTACAACGGAATATTTCGGTGTTGATTCTAATAATAACGGAACATCGCAATATACGCCTAAAAATTTCGAATCATCTAGGCGTGTAACATTAGAGGCAACGCCGCCCATAAATGCGTGTGGTGTAGGAAAATGCGAACCATCCAAATTGGATTATGGACGAGGATTGACGAGACTTAGTTCTACAAATCGATCTAACACAAAACCGAAACCATTTTTAGGAACAAGTATCAACGCAACATTTAAGTCTTTTGTCGCGCCTCTATTAGAAGCTGTTCGTCCTTCTAGAAAAGAAAATGTGGTTGGATCAATAAGACCTTCAGGGAATGTTCAACCATCAGGATCGGCAGGATTTGTACATAATCCGGCGGATAGAGCACCAACAACAATTAAAGAAACAACAGAAAGCTTGCTTGATTTCAATCATTTAAATGTTACCCCGCTAACCGATGGAACCGGTTATTTAGTATCCAATCAACAAGAAGTATATACACAACGTGAAACAGATCCGGAATATTTTGGTTCAAGCGGTGGATCAACAAATCAAGGATATCGTTCAACGATGGCAGCAAAAAATCAGCGTAATAATTTTAATAAAGTTAGCAAAGAATATACACCACCTGGTGGTATTGCCATCATGAATAATACCGAGAATATAAATATTAGAAGATCCGACAAGAGTGATAATATTTGTCCATGGAGTCCAGGACCAAGTGGGTCGTCGGGATTAGGTGTAATGCCGCCATCAGCAACACAATTTGGTAAAATAAGTAGAATGCCGCAAAACTATGAACAGTCTGTTCATTGTGAGAGAATTCAGCCTGATATTTTAGATGCTTTTAAACGTAACCCTTATACGCAAAGCTTACATAGTTATTCATTGACTCCATAAAACAATTACGAAACATGAAACAATTGCGAAACATGAAACAATTACGAAACATGAAACAATTGCGAAACATGAAACAACTATGAAAAAAATTGTGTTCTTAAGATATTTTTTAATAATTTTTATATATTATATTATATAATACAAATAGTATATAATATATGAAAAGTTTGAAATCATCGTCTATATTTACAGCAAATAATTCTGTTGTGTTGATAATTTTTGTATTTATTTTTATTGCTGTAGGTATGTTTTTTCTTATACAAAAAACAACTGAAAAAAAAATGAACGATATTGCTGAAAAACAAAATAGGATAATAGAAGAAAAATACACAAATACAGTTGATGAAACAACTGACTCATCTAATGCTGGAGTTACCAATATAAATAATATGGATAAATTCGATAACGGCAACAATGGTGAGGTATTTAATACAGGTGTTAACACAATACCTGAAACATTTATAAATGAAGTGGGATTATTTATAAAAAAAGATGAAGGACGCCCAGAAATATATTCTCACAACCCGAAATATATACCCCCTTTTGATACAGGAAAGGAAACACGCTGTGCAACAAGACAGATAAATCGCCCAAATCAAACAAATACCGTTCAAAGTTGTTTAAATTCAACTTTAGTAAAAGTGTCGTCCGATGCTTCATATTAGAAATATAAAATTTACGCAAATAAAATAGAACAAATAAAACAAATAGAACAAATAGAACAAATAGAACAAATAGAACAAAAAACACACAATATAAAAATAATATAAAAATTCATATAAAGATATTTATTATTATATTTATAGTCAACTTAATAATATGTCTACGCATACATCTACCTTATCAGAACCTACAAAAATAAAAGTAGCATTTATTACGGGTATAACCGGACAAGATGGTTCATATTTAGCTGAATTGTTGTTATCAAAAAAATATATTGTTCATGGATTAATTCGTAGATCTTCCACTATAAATACATCAAGAATTGATCATATTTTTAACAATAAAGATTTAAAGTTACACTATGGCGATATTACGGACAGTTCCTGTTTGGAAAAGATTTTAAATTCAATAAAAAATACGCATGTTGTACTGGATAGACTAGAAATTTATAATTTGGCCGCCCAGTCTCATGTAAAAATATCTTTTGAAATGCCGGAATATACTGCCGATACAGATGCGTTTGGAACACTTAAATTATTGGAGGCAATAAGAAATAACAACTTGGAAAAAATTACGAGATTTTACCAAGCATCAACAAGTGAGTTATTTGGAAAAGTTCAAGAAACGCCGCAAAATGAAAATACGCAATTTTATCCGCGTTCTCCATATGGGGTAGCAAAGTTATACGCTTACTGGATTGTTAAAAATTATCGAGAGGCATATAATATGTTTACTTGTAACGGAATTCTTTTTAACCATGGAGGTGTAAGAAGAGGGCACAATTTTGTAGAAAGAAAAATAACACTCGGGTTAGGTAAAATATTACGCGGAGAATCTGACTGTATTATTATGGGGAATATAGATGCAAAACGTGATTTAGGGAATGCTGAAGATTATGTAGAGGGAATGTGGCGAATGCTACAACACGATGAACCAGATGATTATATTTTATCAACAAACGAGACGCATACGGTAAGAGAAATGATAGAAAAGGCATTTGGGTTATGCGGGTTTAAAATAAAATGGTCGGGTAGTGGGGTAAACGAGATTGGATATAATGAAGAGACAGGTCAAGCTATGATTTTTATTAATGAAAAATATTATAGACCAGCGGAAGTTGATATTTTATTAGGCGATTCAACAAAAGCAAGAACAAAGTTGGGATGGAAACCAAAAACGTCGTTTGATGAGTTGATAAAACTTATGGTAGATAATGATACGAAAAGTATGTTGTATTTATTATAGGTTGATGGTTCGTGTTTTTGATGTTTTTGATGTTTTGATGTTTTTGATGTTTTGATGTTTTGATGTTTTGATGTTTTGATGTTTTGATGTTTTGATGTTTTGATGTTTTGATGTTTTGATGTTTTGATGTTTGATTATTGAATAAATAATATTAAATACATGAATATATATTTAATATTAACGAATGGAAGAAAACATAATTAGTGAACCTGGTGAAGAGAGTCATGAGAATAAAACAACTCAACAGTGTCAAACAAACGAAAAAAATAATGAAATGCTAACAATACATGGCGATATTAAAAAAAAATTAAAATATTTTATCGAGATAAAAAAAATACCAAATATTATTTTTCACGGGGTATCTGGTTGTGGTAAAAACACACTTGTAAATAGGTTTATACACGATATTTATCGCGACGACAAAGAAATGATAAAAAATTATGTAATGGAAGTAAATTGTGCACACGGGAAAGGTATAAAGTTTATTCGAGACGAGTTAAAATTCTTTGCTAAAACAAATATAAATTTAAAAGACGGGGAAATATTTAAAACAATTGTTTTATTAAACGCAGACAAACTAACAATAGACGCTCAGTCAGCTTTGCGGAGATGTATCGAATTGTTTAGTCACTCTACAAGATTTTTTATAATTGTTGAGGATAAATATAAATTATTAAAACCCATCTTATCTAGATTTTGTGAAATATATGTTCCAGAGCCTATTATAGATGGCAAAGTAATAAATTTACACAGTTATGCTTTATCGGAGACATATCATTTAGGAAAGTTAATAAAAAATAAAAATGATAAACTTAAAAAAGAGTTAAATAGTGGTAAAAAATATACACAAAATGATCTTATTCATCTTTGTATAAAATTATATGATAATGGTTATAGTTGTTTAGATATTATTAACGTCATATCTAAAAGTTCGCTACACGAAAGTAAAATATACGAGTTTATGGTTATATTTAATAAAATAAAAAAAGAATTTAGGAATGAAAAATTATTAATGTTATTTATATTAAATTTTTTTCTTTTTCGTAGTGATGCAGCTTTAGAAAATATTTCATTTATGTAAATGGACGACTTTTCTTTGAGTAGTTTACAAGAATCTAGAAACGAGTGGTGTTCGCGATTAATTACCGTAGTCACGCCTTGTGTTATTGATGGTGTCAAATCTATTTTTGAAGAATCGTGGAAGTTGTGTGTCGAGAATGACGAGAAGACAAAATATTTAATGACATTTCAAAACTTTCTTTCAAGGGTTCCAAAGTGGAATGCTACTATTATTTCCCAAGAATGTTCTCGTATTAAAGAAAAAAGCAACTGTACATATATTTCCGACCTCATAACATGTGTCCATATTGTTCAGCTAAAAATGTTATCATGTATGCGTGTTGGGACAAAACAAAAGAAGGTTGATGTAAATATACCATCTTTAGATGATTTTATACACCGGATATACATTAATGTTGCTCGGAAAATATATACCAATGTATATTTATTTGAGATAGGAATATCATCGCTGAAGTCGCAAAAAAATTCAAGGGAGTTGGAGATTATTATTAAAGAATGTATTTTACAAACCATTCGCGAAACAATACCAGTAGAAGAGTTGCTAAAATTATATATGAACGAAACAGTAGAAAATGCTGTAGAGGTTCATGAAAGAGAAGAGATTATTTCCCAAGAACCAATTTTTGATAAACCAGTTGCTGGTGTCATATCTGGACCTTCGCCTATGACAGAAGCGGAACGAAAAGAAGAAGCTGATACTCTTTCTAAGATCAAGGCGGCTTCTAATGCTAGTTCAAATTCTGATGCATCGATTACTGAACTGGGATCGGGATCAGGATCGGGATCAGGGGTAAGCTTTAATATGAACAATAATCAGGTAATACCTATTGAAAATATAAGTAATGAAATGCGCGACAAGTCGTCTAAAAACTATGATGATGATGACTATGATAATATAAATGGAGACGATATTTATAATGAGGACGATGAATATGACGAGGATGGTGAAAATGTTAAATTAAGTATAGGAGACAATGTTGAACTAAGTGTTGATCCATTTCCTAGCGACCAAAGCGATGGCGATGGCGACGATGAGAATAATATCGACTTAAAAATAGAAGAAATACCAGATATTGAAGATTTTTAATGATATCAAATATTTTAATTCTTGTTTATTATTCAAGCTTATTCGTAAAATCCTGTAATAGATTATTCCCTTATAAAATAAATGGACAACTTATATATTTCAGCCGGAATTGTTGCTTGTGTCTTTCTTTTAGCAAAATTCATCGAAATAAGGTTTATTTCAAAATCATCAGAAAATGAAGCTACGGACTCAAAACCGATGAAGACGGCTTTTCGCGATGCTGCAATTGTGTTTGTTAGCTATATTTTAGGAAATTTTATTGTAACACAGTTTAATGAGTCTCCTGTAGTATTAGGATCAAAACCTGATGTATTTACAGGTGCTCCTGGGTTTTAAGAATTAGATATTCATATTCATATTCATATTCATATATAATGATATAACGGTATATCATTATAATTATAACTTTGTATAACTTTGTATAACTTTGTATAACTTTGTATAACTTTATCTCATTAACTCATTAACTCATACCATATAACATGGCATTTTATCTATATTTATTATTCTGTGCGACGACTTAATCTTTTTCTTAGGAAATTCGTATTCAGCAAATAGCGGTTTTGATAATTGCATATGTGGCAAATGATTATGAACATTACGCGCAATCATTTTATATAGTTTAAAATCAGGATAACGTTCTTCACCATTTGCCTTATATAATATATTCCTATTATGATCATCGGTTACCCACTCTACAATTAACTTGGCTAAAGGATCTTTTTTACATATCGACGCAACATTATTCATATCATCAATAAAATAATCAAAAATAGAACATCCTAGTCTACACAAATCAAAACTAAAATTTGGTTCTAAACGCGGTTTCTTGTCATTAAAATAGGGCTCGCAATTATATTGTGTTGCCGCATCACCCGACATACTGAAACTATCACTACATATAACTTTGGATTTATATTTATAAATAGCGCGACCAAAATCAATAATTTTAAAAGTGCGGTTATATGTAGGTATGCGATAATATTTCTTGTTGTAATGATAGTAAATGTACTCTTTTTGTGTATATATAAACATAATATTATTGGTATGTAAATCATTATGTGTAAATCCGAATAACTTTTGATACGTAATAAGAGTCATAATAATCTGCATAAGAGCTGATCTCCATTCATTTTCGGTCATTTCCTTTTCTTGCATCATAAGATAGTCGAGTGTATTGTCGCACTTTTCTAACATAATTGCTGACACCGGGAAATTTTTGATTGTCGCCCATAATGTTTCATCATCGTCATCCATGTCATAACTTTCGTCGTCATCGTCATCGTCATCGTAATCGCAGTCACTATTATCGTCGCAAACATTCTCTATTTTATTACCATTTTTTTTGTTACCGTTACCCCCTGAACAAAATTTTTCCTTTTCCTTTTCTTTTTTATTTTCTTTCCCCTTTTCCTTTTGTTTTTCATTATCATCTTCGGATTCTTCATCACTATTAGATATTTTGGTATCATCAAGACATATAACATCATTCATGTCACAGTCACTACCTAGTCCGTCAGATTTGGTATCATTTTGACTATCGCTTGTATAAGATGAGCGCGAAGAACATGATCTTGATGTATATGAATCATCGCTGTCGCTGTCGCTTTCGTTATCATAATCATCATTTGAATATTTTTTTAATTTAATAGAGTCTGAACCATCAGTAATACTATCGACTACAATATCGACTACAATATCGACTATATTATCGCATACAATATCATGTAAGGGGTCAGAACAAGATATATCGACAGAAACTACACTGTCGCTAGGTGTTGCTGTAACGGTACACAAATCAGAAGAAAGATTAAATATAGAATTTAATTCAGTGTTCAATTTATTAAAATCTTCGGTAACAAGAACTGTGTCTGATTCAGGTATACCATCGGTTTTATCAACAATAGTAATTTTTTCTTTTTTATTTCTTGTATTTTTTTTATGACTACTTACAGGTTTGTCGTCTTCTTCAACATCTTTGGCATCTTTGGCATTTTTACAATGTTTATTTTTTTTATAATCATTCTCATTATCGTTCTCGTTTTCGTTCTCGTAATCATCGTATTCAATATCTTCAACACTAAAAAGAACGTCCTTGTTCTTAATAAAGAATGGATTTTTTTCTAAATATTCAATATCATCAATCACGTTATAATAAAAATCTTCTTTTATTGCGTTGAAAGATCCATAAAAATTAATACCATGAATAAAATCATGACAATTTAATACCTGACTAGATAAATATGAAAAAAAACTATCTACATATGCTGCGTTATTTCTATCATTTGCTTTTGAATGACCTTGCTTTTCAAGTTTCGATAGTGTAGGAATATTTAAAACGCCACCATCGAGAATGTTTATATTTTCATATTTTCCAGACATGTATTTAACTGGGTCTATTAAAGGAGAAAATTTAATAAAAACGGGTTTATGTTCAATTGTCAAAGATTCATTACTGCTTTTAAAAGCGTCTACGACGGCAGCTTGTATATTATTTTTATCAATAACTCCTGATAAAGCGGATACATAAAATCGCTGGTTCAAATTTATAGAGTTATAGTTTGTATCATTCATGTTAAAATAGTTTTCATATATTGGGATGTAGTTTTTACTATTTTGTATAGAAAGTTGAGAATCTTCTAAAGAAGAATAAAAGTCACGGTTGTTTACTTTTCTATAATTTAATGAAAATGTATTTTCACCAAAAATAGGCGGATCGTCGCAAATATCCATCGGTTGTTATTTAATTATTTGATTACATATTTATATTATTTTTTAAACCAATAAATAATTACAAAATACTAATTACAAAATACTAATTACAAAATACTAATTACAAAATACTAATTACAAATATGCGTTATAAAATATATATTTTTTTATATAGTATAAATAAGCAAATATAGTGGTGTCATGAGTGTCGGGTTAGAATTAGCAAAATTTGACATGAGATCAATTAGTTTTAGACCTGACGAAAATAAAGGACCCGTTATTGTTCTTATTGGACGTCGTGATACAGGTAAAAGTTTTTTAGTAAAAGATTTAATGTATTATCATCAAGATATACCGATTGGTACTGTGATTTCCGGCACAGAAGCAGGGAATGGATTTTTTGGAGAGCATGTCCCTAAACTATTTATACACGATGCATACAATACAGCAATTATAGAAAATATTTTAAAACGACAAAAGGCTGTATTAAAGCAGATGAAAAAAGAAATTGAAACATATAAAAGAAGCACGATTGATCCTCGTACATTTGTAGTTCTTGATGACTGTCTTTTTGATAATAAGTGGACAAAAGATGTAATGATGCGTCTACTTTTCATGAACGGTCGTCACTGGAAGATCATGTTGGTAATCACAATGCAGTATCCTCTCGGTATTCCTCCAAATCTTAGAACAAATATTGACTACGTTTTTATTTTGCGCGAACCATATATCGGAAATCGCAAAAGAATTTATGAAAACTACGCTGGTATGTTTCCCACATTTGAAAGTTTTTGTCAAGTTATGGACCAGTGTACCGAAAATTATGAATGTTTGGTAATAAATAACAACGCAAAGTCAAATAAGTTACACGACCAGATATTCTGGTATAAAGCACAAACACACGGTCCGTTCAAATTGGGGGCAAAAGAATTTTGGGAAATGTCCAAAGATATTCATTCGGATGAGGATGAAGAACAATATGATCCGACAAATATCAAACGCAAAGGCCAAGGTCCAAAGATCAAAGTGAATAAAAATAAATGGTAACGATTATGTATTACTTTTACACATATTCTAGTTTATTTTTATTCTATTTTTATTCTATTTTTATACAACTAAAAGAGAGACATAAAACTTGTCATTATTTTTTTACTATCATCTTTTGTTAATTTATTTGTATCATTTGTATTATTTATATCATTTGTATCATTTGTATCATTTGTATTATTTTTATTATAGGTCATTGCGTTACATATACAAGGTATATTAAAATAATTAGAAAGTAATATTGTAATGTAAATACTTTCCGGCCCTATAAGTATTTTATCGCTATTATTTTTTACTGTCATATCGTATATTTTATTTTTTAGTTCCATATTATCATAACTATAAATCGTAACAGTATCATCTATAGTATAATTTGTTTTTTTATATATACTATTTGTTTCGACATAATTTGGAAAAAAATCACTATGTTTATAATTTTTAAAATCGTTACAAATAACACACGATTTTATCTGAAAAATATTTCCAGATACTAGATAGTTACTATATATGATAGATAAATCTATAATACATGACGGTTTTAATTCGCCAATAATTTGTTTAAGATCTGATAATATTTTTTTCTTATTTTTATATTTACCAAAACTACTTCTTGTCATAAAATAGTAATTATCGTCATATATATAAACAGTTCCTTGTAATAGTTTTATTTTTTTTGAATACTCCCTTGTTTTTTCAATAAAAAACCGAAAATTATCTTCAATATGTAAGTTATCTATAATTATAAAAGCACCCGTAGTATTTATTTTAAATTCAAAACCATCAAATTTACGATTAAAAGGGTTTGTATCTTTTATTAAATCCATTATCCACATATTTTCAGACAACTTTGCCGGTTTATGCGTAAAAATACTATTAATCCAGTAATATTTTTTACCCTCTATATTGGAAGGAGACATTGTAACTACGGAATCGACGCCTAAAATATCCACAGCATATACCTCCTCATTTATTTTTAATTGGACATAAGTGTGAATAGGTTTCCCTGTATCATTTTCAAAATAATAATGATAACCATTTGGTGTTTTTTCCGAAACTGTATCTTTTGGAATTTTATCAATTAAAAAATCAGCACTTTTTAGCCTATCCTTCGTATCAATATCTATAATAATATGATTCTCGGGTATAAATCCGATAACATTTTTATTTTTAAACTCGCCATTTTTACCTCCTTTTATTAATTTTAATCTATTTAATATATATTTTTTTTTAATTTCTTTGTAATATAAAATATTGTAATTTTTTACATTCAATCCTATATTCTGTAATTTATAAAAATCCGTTTTTAATCTATACATGTATAAAGCATTTGATATCGCCCTGTATAATAAATATACAATTATAATAATTGCCGATACAATAAAGAGTAAACAAACTAACCTCATAAATATATTATCAGACGTAAATGATTTAAAATAATTACTTACTACATATTGTTTTACCCTTTTATTCATACCAAGTAAAAAGAAAATATTATATATTAGTGGCATATAATATTTAACATATAATATATTAACATATGATATTTATTTTATTATCTTTGTTCTAGATTATTTATAGTTACGATGATTCATTGTATATATTAATTCTCAAAATTTGTCAGTTTTGATAAACCATGGTCTGTATTTTTATCGAGAACAACATTCTCGGCCTCAAACATGCTCTTCTTAATATCATCGATGGTTGAATCTTCGTCCAAACCATCAAAGTTAGCAACATTTGAAATACCAACCAATTCGCCGGCAGCATTAATCGTTTGTGTAAGTTTATTACCTGATTCTTCGGCTTTCTTCATATTCTCCTCGATGGCTTTCTGTCTAGCCTCTCGCACACGTTTCTCAAAATCTTGTTTTGCGTTATCTTCATTCTTTTTCTTATCCGACATAAGCTGATTGAGTGTCTCCTCCATATATTCGACGCGCCCAGTCTTGTATGCCTCCGGGTGAAACGGAACCCACATACCAACTTGTCCTACATAAATGTCATGATTTGGGTCAATTTCGCGTAACAATTTACAACGAAGTTCGGCCTCTCCTTGTGTAGCAAAAACACCACGCACTTTAAGTCCTCGTGTAGACGTCTGAAATTGATGTTTCTCGCTAAACTTTTGTTCAAGTTCATCCTCGTTGTTGTCCAAAAATGTTTTATAATCATCGCCAATTAGTGTTGCTGATGAAGCGCGAATAGTTTCACCTTCTTCCTTCGTAAACTCTTGGAAGTCCGCCGTAAGTTTGTCGAAAGAAAGCGAATACTTAAATGATACAAAGTTAAGAAATTGTGTAAATTTTTCCATTGACTTTTTATAATCCCACTGCCTTACAAACTCTTCGAACATAAAATGATCCCTCTGTTTGATAATATGCTCTGGTGAAACAAAAGATAGACATACAAATTTTTGACCTGCAATTGGCTTATCTTCTTCCAAAAGATCGACATATTTAGGATTTTCTTTTCCATCTGGTAAATATTTAGGAGTAACTCCGTTTGGTAAAATATTTTGCTGAGACATTATATTATATATTTAAATAATTATTTTAAGTTAGTTTAACCTTTTATTAATTTATTTAAAATACGTAAATATGTAATTATATATCAGTATTTTACTTTAGTAGGTTTATATTACATTAACGCGGATTAGCAAGTAGTCGCATAATTAATTATATTAATTATATTAATTATGATTTTTAAGAATATATTGAATAATATAAATAATATATAGAATATAGTATAATATTTTTTTCTACATTATATTTATAAATGAACGGAACTCTTGATTTTAGTGAGCTTTTTAAGCGCTTTATTAAGTATATTATTGAAGGTCTTTGCGTAGCTATAGTTGCTTACTCTATACCATCTCGTTCTCTTAAACTAGACGAAATTGCGTTGATTTCCCTTGTAGCTGCCGCCACTTTTGCCATCCTCGATGTTTATGTACCTACTTTAGCTGTTTCTGCTAGAACTGGTGCTGGTTTCGGTATCGGTGCTAACCTTGTTGGTTTCCCCACTCCTCTCAAACTTTAAATTTTAAATTTTAAATATTTAAAGGTGTAAACACATCTATATAAAATATTACATGCTTACTATTTAATAACTGTAAATTAAATAGTAAATAATTATTATTCACTTATATAAAAATTGCTTGTATAATATATTATTCTATATTTAATATAACAATGTCGGGTAGTAGTATTGGTAGTGTTAGTAGTAGTGGTAGTGATAGCGTTAGTAGTATTGGTAGCGTTAGTAGTATTGGTAGCGTTAGTAGTATTGGTAGTAGTGGTAGCGCTAGTAGTATTGGTAGTAGTGGTAGCGCTAGAAACATAAGACTAGCGCCAATATATGTGTTAACGCAATCGGAACTATACTCTATGATTAAAAATAAAAATAAAAATGTCGATCCTACTAAATGGAATGGACGTAAACCTATTAAAAATGAATTATTATATGTACCACATGTTAATATATCGGATGAAACATATAATGAAAATATACCGGTAGATTTTAGTATAGAACAAAAGATTAAAAGGAGAAAACTATATGATACGCCACAGGCTGCTATTTTACTCGGCGATGAAACACGTAAATTTGACCATATGCGTATTCGTGATTTTTTGTCTTTCATACATTACCCTTCAGCAGAGAGAGAACATACATTTGGTACTAGTAGTTCTATGTTTGGCATAAAAGAACCACTTCAAGAAAAATTGTTAGATAATTTAATGAAAAAATATAAAATTTATAAAAATAAATATTCCAATGATTCATTCTGGTATGTTTTACATTCTACTGATGATTACTCTGAACTTTATTATAGTGTACCAAAACGATACAGAATAAGTAAATACCCAAACATAAGAATAGTTAGTAAGGCTAAATTAGAAGATGAATATACACCTTTCGTTGACTATTTTCCTACGGAGACAAGATTATTTTCAAGTGAGTTAGGATTAAGATCAGTATTAGGAAAAAAAAGAGGAAGATCATCATTGAACACTCCTCGTGGTGGAAAAAGCAACAAAAATATACGAAATAGACGAAATAGAAGAAAAACAGCAGTGAAACGAAGAACTACATTGAAACAAAGAAACAGATCAAAGTGTATTAAATAAAATAATAACACCAATAAATAGTGTCAATGCCATGATCAATGCCAAGATCAATGCCAAGATCAATACCAAGATAAATACCAACATAGTAGTTCTACTGCGTCGGTATAAAAACCCAGTTCAACTCCTCGCAAATTTTCTTCCATATATCATCCTGTTCTATCCTCTTCTCTTTATCTTTCAACATCGGAAAATAAGAAAGAAATTCAGTCTTCTCCAAAAGTTCACACAGTTTATAAACCGTATAGTAATAATTCAAAAAATTCACACGGTCATCTGGACAAAATTTCGCATAAGGTCCTTGTATCTCCATAAAAAGATTACACAATGTCTCTTCTAATTCGGGCGTCATAATCGGTGGTTTAATACCGAGTTTGTCTTTAATGAAGGGGATATGCTCATAATACTTATTATATCCCAATTTTTTGAGCACTTCTTTTGCTTTAGAATTCGTAAATTTTGAAAGAGGAATGCGCTCTTTATGAAGTTGTTGCTTGATATTTTCGAGAACTTCTTCTGGGATTTGTGTAGTTTCTTTTGCCTGAAACTGGGCGAGAATTTCTTTAAAATGATTTATTCTTTTATACGCATAAAAGCACGCTTCTTTCGGTGGTTCTTTATAAGACGGCTTCTCGTTTTCGATAAGATAAGTAATTTGTTTTGCACATACATTACATACCATAATTCCCTCATGTTCGACAGGAATCATTTCTCCTTTATTACATGACTTACATATATCGGTGGCATAAGTATAGTCATTTATATTAATAAATGTTTGGTCAAGATTTGTAAAAAACTTTTGGACGTTATTATCATTTGCCCTTGTTAAAGCATTTTCGTCAAATGTCTTATCATTTACTTTAAAAAATGAATTAAGAATTGTGGTTTTATTTGTTCCATTCGTAATTTCCTTCTTGTTTTCAAAATAGTCAAAAATAAATCTACTATTGTTTAAGTAATAATCTTTAATCTTTTTTTTATTTTTACTGATGTCTTCTTTTATATCATATAAAGAATCTTGTAACTCTATTTTTTCATTGATGTCTATTATAGTTTCGGGATTTTTTAATTTTTTCATTATTTGATTTTTTTTACTAACCAATGACGGTAGTAATTCACTATTGATTAAGTTAAATTCATTTTGTAACTCGCGATGAACACTATCCAGTGTCATTATTTTTTTTTTATCTACAAGAATTTTTTTATTTGTTTTATGTTTAAAAGATGGCATCTATTATATATATGTATTTATAAATCTATCTATTATAATGTTATAAGTATAACTTTTTTAATATATAATATTTAATAATTATATCTAATTTAATTTTTTTATTTACACCGTAGTAAATAAATAATACTATAGAATACAATATAAAAATACAATATAAAAATATAGTAAATGGCAGAGTTCAATAAAAAAACATTAAAAACTGGTGATCTTCTTTTATGCGACGATCTCCAATATAGTTCATGGGGTATATTTAGTTGGTTTATTAAATTCATGACAAAGAGCGACTTTTCCCATGTTGGTATGATTGTAGTAGATCCTAATTTTACGGATATTCCATTAAAAGGTACATATGTTTGGACATCGGGTATTTCGGATGTTCCTGATCCCGACGATGATACAAAAAAATTTGGTGTTCAATTTATACCATACGATCATTTTATTACAACATATAGTGGAAAAATATATCTTCGCAGAATCGAATTTACAGAGACAGAAGAGTATCATAACATTTTTAATGACGAAAAACTAAAAGAAATACACAAAGTAGTATATGATAAACCATATGATATAGTTGTTACCGATTGGATAGAAGCTTACTGTAAAAAAGATCGCCATCCTCAAAAAACATCTCGATTTTTTTGTAGTTCTTTTATCGGATACGTTTATACAAAATTAGGCTTATTTAATGAAAGTTTAGATTGGAGTATACTTTATCCCAGTTATTTTTCAAGCGAAAATAAAACGTTTTCTATGCTTCATGATGCAAGTCTATCAAAAGAACATCAAATATCAGGATAATGTATTATACATAAAAATATATTACCACACGATAGTGTGTATGAACATCGTCGGATATGGATATGGATATGGATATGGATATGGATATGGATATGGATATGGATATGGATATGGATATGGATATGGATATGGATATATGAATAATGTTAGGATTGTATTAATGTTTTCTCTATAAAAAATAAAATAATATTATCCAACAATTTAGAAATGTCTAATAAAGATAACCTCACGCTTGACAATGACTCAACTACTAATCAAACATCGGCTCTTCTAAAGACAAAAATAAATATAGATTCATTGGATATTGTAAACATTAAGAGAGAAACATATTACAAAATGAAATTTATTATCAACTCTTTAGAGAAAAACTGGGCAATAAAGAAAAGAAATACTATTTTTTATTTAAAAAATTTAGAAGATTCCACGACAGAAATTATAACTGAAGATTATTTAAACAAACGAATTGTAAATAAAATATATAGTCATCAAGCTAATATTCGTAGAGAAGATGAGACAGATAATTACAGCAATAATATTGGCCATAAATCCTACAATAATTTAGAAACAATGAGAAGAAAAGAAGATATTGTTTCATTAAAGGAAGGTATACATACATTAAAAGTGCTAATAGATGATGGTAAAATGAATATAAATATAGAACAAAAAAACGATATATATTTGATGATATTTTTAATGAATACTTTAGAGAATGGGTGGAGTATAAGAAAAAAAAATGATAAATATGTTTTTAGGAAAAAGCACGACAGACATACAGAGATATATTCCGACGAGTATTTAGTAAATTTTTTAAAATTAAACATGGGTAATACTATTTAGCCGTTTTCAATATTAATATGACATGAACAAGGAACTCTATCTCTCTCTGTCTATATCTAGTATTTGATGATTGAATTCAATGATTTTTGCTATTTATATAATGCTATTCATACAACCCAGTAATAGGTACAACAATACAAGTTGTATTACAAATCGTTGTATTACGAATATTGTAGAATATATAGGATATTATTTATTATGTATTAATTTATAAAAAGTTAATTAAGATTTTTTATAAAATTTTTTTCTTTAGCAATATTATAATAAACAAAAATGGCAGGAGGTCTTATGCAACTTGTAGCTTACGGCGCCCAGGACGTCTATCTCACTGGCAACCCTCAGATTACCTTTTGGAAGGTGTCTTACAAACGTCACACCAACTTCGCTATGGAGTCAATCGAGCAGACTTTTAACGGTCAGGCCGATTTTGGTCGTCGCGTAACTTGTACCATTTCTCGTAACGGTGATTTGGCTTACCGCACTTACCTTCAGGTTACTCTCCCTGAAATCAACCAGGCCATGAAAGCCACTGCCCAGGATGGTGTTTATGCCCGTTGGCTCGATTTCCCTGGTGAGCAGCTCATTTCTCAGGTCGAGGTTGAGATCGGTGGTCAGCGCATTGATCGCCAGTATGGTGACTGGATGCACATCTGGAACAACCTTACTCTCCCCCTTGAGCAGCAACCCGGTTACTATGCTATGGTAGGAAACACCACCGAGCTGACTTTTATCACTGATCCTTCTTTCAACTCCATTGACGGCCCTTGTCAGTCTAATGCTCCTCGTCAGGTTTGCGCCCCCCGCAATGCTCTCCCTGAAACCACTCTCTACATTCCCTTTCAATTCTGGTACTGCCGTAACCCCGGTCTTGCCCTCCCCCTCATCGCTCTTCAGTATCACGAAGTCAAAATCAACCTTGATATTCGTCCCATTGATGAGTGCTTGTGGGCTGTCGGCTCTCTCAGCTGCGGCAACCCCAGTAGTGCCAGCTCCCCCGCCGGTGGACGCGTCAACACTGCCTACAACCAGTCTCTCGTTGCTGCCTCTCTCTACGTCGACTACGTCTTCTTGGATACCGACGAGCGCAGACGTATGGCTCAAAACCCCCACGAGTACCTTATTGAGCAGCTCCAGTTCACTGGTGATGAGTCTGTCGGTTCTTCTTCCAACAAGATCAAGCTCAACTTTAACCACCCTGTTAAGGAGCTCATTTGGATTGTTCAGCCCGATCAGAACGTCGACTATTGTTCTTCTCTTGACTGTAACCAGCTTCTTTACAGGCTCCTCGGTGCTCAGCCTTTCAACTACACTGATGCGGTTGATGCTCTCCCCAATGCTATCCACGCTTTTGGTGGACACGATGCTATTGCCCAGACTACTGGCTCCTTCATCGATGGCTCTGGTCTCTTCACTGAGGCTGGTGCCGTCGATGTATCTAATGCTTACTGGTGGCAGCAGGGTGAGGCAGCTGGCGTTGTTGGTGGCGGCTACGATCAGCCCAACTTTGCTCCCGGCAACTTCAACACCAACGGCAATCCTTTCCAAAACTCTGGAGTTTCTGATGCTGGTACTTTCGTTCTTACCCACACGTCTCTTCACCTTCACTGCTGGGGTATGAACCCCGTTGTCACCGCTAAGCTCCAGCTTAACGGACAGGATCGCTTCTCTGAGCGCGAAGGAACTTACTTCGACCTCGTTCAGCCCTACCAGCACCACACCAAGACTCCTGACACTGGTATCAATGTTTACTCGTTTGCTCTGAGACCCGAAGAGCATCAACCAAGTGGCAGCTGCAACTTCTCCCGCATTGACAATGCTACCCTTCAGCTTGTTCTCTCCAACGCCACCGTTGAGGGCACCAAGACTGCCAAGGTTCGTGTCTATGCTACCAATTACAATGTTCTCCGTATCATGAGTGGTATGGGAGGTCTTGCTTACTCCAACTAAACGCTATTTTGTTACCATATATGGTCTTGTAATTTTACTACTATTTTAATAATTAACTTTTGCTTGTTGATTATTAAAGCAAAAAGCAATATTGCTTTACCTGTGGGGTGAGCAAAAATAATATGTATTATATAAATGAACTTAAAGAGATGGCGTAAAGTATAGTATTACAACACCAAAAATGGATATAATAAAAGCATTCAATGCAAATGATTTGCACACAGAAGTAGTTATAAAAGGAACAAAAACCGATCCTTTATTTCGAGCAAATGATATTGGAATAATACTAGAAATAAATAACATAAGAATGTCAATTATTGATTTTGACGAATCAGAAAAGCGTGCTGTAAGTAGTACTGACAGCACGGGAAGAATGCAAGATGTGACTTTTTTAACAGAAAAAGGATTATATAAAGTGCTGTTTCGTTCGAGAAAGCCGATTGCCCAACGTTTTCAGGATTGGGTTTGTGAAGTAATTAAAGAAATAAGGTTAAATGGAATATATGAATTACAACAAGAAATAGTTCAAAAACAAAAAGAATTAGAACAAACAAAAAATGAAATGTCTGCTATAGAAACCACCAAAAATAAAGAAATGGAAGAAAAATTAATTAAACAAAAAGAACTAGATAATGAAAAATTTCTACTCAAACAATTTAACAATGCTGGGAATATGGTTTATATTATTAAAGTTAAAACATACGAAAATGGTTCATATGTTGTAAAAATAGGAGAAAGCAGAATAGGAATTACAGGTAGATATAATGAACATAAAAGCAAATACGAGGAATGCGTATTACTTGATTGTTTTTGTGTAAATAAAAGTAAAGATTTTGAACATTTTTTACATTGCCATAATACTATAAAACCAAATATAGTAAAAAATCTACCTAATCATGATAGTGAAAATGAATTGTTTTTAATAGGAGGTAATTTAACTTATAAAATATTATTAAAAATAGTTAATGATAATATAGATAATTATAATTATAAAGTAAACGAGTTGTTGATTGAAATTGAAAATTTAAAATTTAAAAATCAAGAAAATGCCGTGAGTACACATGTAACCAACGACAATGAATTATTAAAGGAAATAATACATACTAATAAAATTTTATTAAGTAAAGTTAATTCTTTAGAACAAACAAACAAAGAAATATTACATAAATTAAACTCACAACAAGAGAAGAAAATAGTTACCGGCTTTAATCAACAAATACCTAACCTCGGACCAAGACTCCAAAAAATAAATCCCGAAACATTACAATTAATTAAAGTTTATGAATCCGTTACAGAAGCAATGAATGAAAGTAAACATATAAAGAGACCAAGTGTAATGAAATCAATAACAGAAAACACTATTTATTGCGGGTTTCGATGGTTACTAGTTGAAAGAAATTTAGATCCAAATATTGTACATGAAATTAAACCTACAAAAGAAACAAAAGTTCAAAATTTAGGTTATATAGCTCAACTAGATAAAGATAAAACCAAGATCGTAAATGTGTATATAGACAGAAAAACAGCAGCACATTTTAATGGTTATACGTCTTTATCAGCATTAGATAATCCAGTAAAAAATAATAGTTTAGCCAATGGTTTTTACTATGTTTTATATAATAATTGCGACGAAGAGTTAACTATCAAATTTGAAGAAATAAATGGAGCACCAATGTTATACAAAAATGGTGTCGGACAATATGACGCAAATAATAACTTAATAAAAGAATTTGAATGTAAATACGACTGCATTAAATCCTTAGCAATAAGCGACAAAACTTTGACAAAAGCACTTACCAAAAATTTTCCATATAATGGACACTATTACAAAGAAATAGGTGAAAAATTAAAGATGGTTTAAATATATTTTCTTCAAGCAAAAAAAAAACAATATAAAATTGAAATGTTTTATATTGTTTACTCGTGATATAGCCACACAACGCCACACCAATGCGCCCCCTCCAACTCGTAAATCCTGTCGACCTTGTACCGGGAAAGACATACTTGATTCAAGAAAAACGCCCCGAATACGCACATCAAAAATTCAAAGGTACGTTTGTCAAAAATGATTATCCGCAACATCCGTTTCAGTGTACGATAACAAACTTTACAAATGTCATATGTGCGGGTAGTCAAAGCCGTATAGATCTAAGAATCCCGGACAAATATTGGAACTACTACGAAGCCGATGCGCTCGTGGTGGCGTATACAAACTATGTTCTTCGCCAAATTACTGGTGAGCCAAATTTTATGATATAAATTTAACTACTCTACTTCTCCACCTCTCTCCTCGACTACATAATCCTCAAAAATAAATGATGCAAACTTGTTAGAGTTATTTTCTTCAACTTCTACATTAAATCCGCGGTCCTTAAACCATTTTTTAAAATAGTTAAAAGCACTCCACTGTTTTACATAACCTCCTATAACTAGTAACTTTAGCGCATTTTTAATATATTTTTCATCGATTACACAGCACGCGGCTTCGCTGCCTTCATCTCCGTCACCACCTTGATGTAATGTCCCCGTCATTAGTAAATATTCAACATCAATGTTCTTATCAAATGTTTCCGAAAATGTAAGGATGATTCTATCATGGGAGAACCCGGCATTATGTCCACCAAATCCAAAAAAATATTCATACTCCCAACGATGAATTTGTTTTATAGGACGATGCAAGTAAACTTCATAAGGTTGTCCAAAAATAATTATATTAATTTTAGCATTTAATACTACCGCTTCTGCATGACAATTATACTCCTCATTCCATTGTAAGGTTGGATGAGTTGTAATAAAATGTTTTGAAAATGTGTCATCCAATGTTAAAATCATACATCCCTTGGTAGTGTAAAATATTGATGCCAGTTCTTGGAATTTTTTAGTAACATCAGTATAATTTATACTAGTAGTAGCTTTAGCTGATACTTCAGCACCCGCGGCTTCCATTATGTTTTGTATGATTGTGATTGCTACATAATATGGTGAAGGTCTTTTTATATTGTTTATATATATTGTTTACCTAGTTGTTTAGAATAACAACTAGCATAATTTAGCATAGTTTGGCATAGTTTATCATAATTTAGCATAATTTAAAATAATCTAAAATAATATACTACATATATAGACTATAATAGAGACCATGCGTAAAACAGCAAAAAGGTGCCGTATTGTAAAAGGAAGAAAAGAAACGTGTTGTATAAATCCCAAACGCGGACATTGGTGTTGGAGTAAAAAAACGAAGAAGAGTGTGTCGCGTAAAATGAAGCGCGCCTGTTGTAGAAAATAATTTAGGAAAACGCGATTGTTTTATATTTTTAAAAATAGCCAAAATAATAAAAACTATATAAACCAATTAACTCAACCAATGCCGTCATGATACCATCATCATCAGGTGTCTTTCTTTCACCTCCCATTATTTTATTACTAACTTTAGTATTCGTTATTGTATACAAGGATGTTTCAACAAAATTAAATAAAGCATGAAGTCCAACACACCAGTATAAACCATAATGTAAGTAACCAAAACCTAAAACAATACCTGTAATAAAAGCTACTATACCATATTTTAGTGAACATTTTAAATGAACATATCCAAAAACTAAAGCTGATAAAAGAACACAAATATTCGTATTTAAAAATTGTTTTGTTACGCCTATCAATAAGCCGCGATATATCAACTCTTCCGAAAAACTTGTCATCATCATTCCAGTAAAAATAGTTGTAAGATTTTTAGTTGTATCAATAATCGAATTATTTTTAAAACCATTAAACGATGAAAATCCAAGAATAATATTAAAAAAATATGAAAGTACCGATATACCGGTCCCCACTAAAGAACCAAATCCAAAATAAGAAGCTTTGTCATTCGTAATTGTATTTACAATTTTTGGACTGTCTTGTGGCAATGTAATATTAATAAACTTAATAGTTAGCAAATATAATACAATAGCTACTACAAAATACGAAATGCGAATACAAAATGTATTATTCATTTTTTCACATAATCCATAATTGGTTTGTGTAATATAACTAAAAGGTAAATCCTTTATATAATTATATATATTGTATGAAAAAATAACAGTTACATAAATATATAAATTTATAAGCATCTAGTATACTAGTATTTATATTAACGTTTTATTAATATTTAATAAAAAATCTATAATATTTGTAAGCACAACACTAAATTCAATATATTATTACCAAAAAAAGTAATAATATATTCTGCAACTTTATTTAATCACGTCATAATCCATCATATCGCATCCGCCTTTAAATCAGTCCTCTCGCAAACATGCTAATCAACTCCGGCGTCGATGTATCAAATCCAGCCAAATTCAGCGTATTCTTGTCTTTCGGGTCAGCAATTGACAAACAGTTCGACGTCATTCCAACCACGATTAGTTTCGCATCAATCCCCGTTTCTTTGCGATACACTTCTAGTGCAACTTGTGGGTGGACTGTCGGCGCGTATGTTTCGCTGTCCGTATAAACGCAAAATACATCAAACGCGGTCCCATTTTGACGATACATTTTCAACGCCTCCGTCATCGGCAAAGCGCAATCTGTAGCTCCAAATGGCACATCCGTCGCCCGAATCGCATCCTGAATTGTCATCTCGGGGCGAATCTTCCCATTGAAATTGTAAAATACACTACTGAACCCATAGATATGGACGTTTTCGGCGCCTTCGGCGTGTAGTGTCATCATCGCCATAGCAACCGATCCCTCACGTGGTGTAATATTTTTCGCCCCGGCGCACATAAACGTCGACATACTCCCTGACACATCCAATCCAATCATATATCGTTTTCCTGTTGGTGTTATATTCCCGAATGACTGGCGAAATGTTGTTGAGAGCGCAGTTGTAATGTATGAATTCGGTGTCCATGTCATCGTTCCCAGGTCGCCCTTTCCTTGCGAATACGTCTTCATTCCGACCAAAATTTGTAGTGGATGAACCTTCGAATCTTTGACGGACTTGGGGTCAGTCAGCATTTTGACAATTTCCGGAGCCCTCGATGATGCGACACCGACCTGTGACAGTTTTCCAAGATTGCGAACTAGCGCGGTCATTCCCATTCCACCAAGAAGTGCATTCCATATTTGTGGTGTATTTAGAAGCTCGGTAGGCAAATGTTCGCGCTGGATTTTTTTATTATTTTCCATAAGTGCAATAGCGGTTGTCGTGTCCTTCTTTTCGCCTGTTTTTGCCAACGCGACCAATGCTTTCAAGAATCGAGCCGTCTCCACGAGAAAGTCTTCGTTGGTTTTTTTTGATTTTTCCTCATGTTCGGGTGTTACAACAGGCGCCGGTGTCGGTGCTGCAACAGGCGCTACAACCGGCTCAACACCCGCACCCAAGTAAATTTTCTTAGAGGGGTCATATGAAATGTCTCGCAAAGATTTAGTCGAAGAAATGACAGCGCCATTATAGCGAAACACGAAACTTGTTCCAATTCCAATGTCGATGATCGTTTGCTTGAGATTTTGAAGTGGTTCGATGTCTTGAACCATGAGCTTCAATGAACCTGACATTGGACTATCTGGATGAACGACTTCGAATAGAACTTGTATTTTTTTCGAAACAGGTGCTGCTGCGCCACCACCGCCACTGCCCCCCATAACCGACCCAATCGCATTCGCAATAGTTCTCATAAATCCTTTACTCTCCCCTGCTCCGCCAGTCTCCCTGTCCGGTGTAGGAGTCTCCATCAATTTTTTCAGAAATTCAGTCCTATCCATTTTAGCCGGCAGTGTTTTCTCCACAATTCCCTTTGCTGGGTTTGCCGCAATCTTGCGTTCAGGTTTGTCTTTCTTCATAATCCACTCCAATACAAGTCGCCCTCCATCATCTTTCATTTCTGTCGGGTTGATATGGAGTAGTGAAATCAAATCCTCGTGTGTCCACCCTTCGCGATTTTTATATTTTGTCACCAGAACAGCAAGCTCTAAACCTCCACGCGACGTGTAGTATTCCGTCAAAGCACGTCGCACACCTTTGCCAAACCCTTTGCCTGGTTTTGCCTTGTCTTGTGAAAGGTCGCGAATATATTGTACCAACATGAAGAGATGTGTTGGGATGCGGCATACTTGACCAACTGCCGCCAGCGCCTGCGCTTTGCACACATTATCGGGTGGAAATACAATCGCAGCAGCAAGCGACATCATTGTCATCTCCTGTTTGGGTGCTCGCCCCTTCACGGAAACATCTACGATATCTCGAATCAAATGGGCACATGTAGTCGCCGATGAAACTGCCGCCATAATACACTTCGAAATCGTGGTCGCAATTGCTCCTCCGCATTGATAGTAACTTCCATTATCCGATTTGCTTCCAATAATTAAATATCGCATCCATTCTTGTTCCAGAGGCAGAGGGAAAGAATATCCTCCTGCATTGTTGGCGATTTGCCCCGGTAATCCAATTGTTTGCGGAATTCGAATACGCGCTGCTGGGTTATTTTGCGCAGACATTGCGGTCTTCATTGCGGAACCACCCTTGGCTCCCGATTTTCCTTTGGTTCCTGATTTGCTCTTTCCGGCCATTGTTGTTATACAAAGACGATGTGTATGAGGTTTGTGAGTTTTGTTGTGTTGATTGCTTATCTTATATATAGATATTTATTTATATCAATTTTCTAAACATTATATTTTCTAGCAATACAGTATCCAAAACAAAAACATAACGCAACAGATCCCACGATAATTATAATAATATGCGATACATTTATTGTAGTTGGAATAGAACTACTCATAATGTAATATTTTATACAACAATATATTTATATGATATATTTATACAATATATTTGTATGATATATTTATACAGTATAATAGGTATAATAATAAGTTGTAATTTACAAATTAATATTATTTTATAATAATAATAAGAAAAAGAAAAAGTAAATAAATATACAATTATGAATACCGAAATAATAGACGAACAGTCTTCTTTCACTAAAAAGCGAAATAGAAAACATAGCGCACAATCATTACCCAATGGTTTAGAACACCATATGATGAAAAAGTATGTAGTATATTATCGCGAATGGATAGATAAATCACACTCAAAAGAGCGCGAATATTTTAAAATAGAGAAGCATCCGGGTTTAATTAAATCATGGACATCAAGTAAATCCGGTAAAATTAAGTTAAATGATAAATTGGCAGAAGCAAATAAAATTATTGATGATTTAGAGAAGAAGCGCAAAGAGGAGTTGGAAAAACAAAATGAAAATGCCTCAACGCCAATATAATAAATGTATAATAGACATACTTAAAAATAAAATATATGTATATACTATAACACATCTAAGTAGAATGCAGATTTTTGTCAAGACGCTCACTGGCAAGACGATTACCCTTGATGTAGAAAATAATGACACGATTGACGCCGTTAAAGCAAAGATTCAAGACAAGGAAGGTAAACTTTAGATGCCTTTAAAAGTCACATGCTGCAACTATTTTGGCTCTAGTTGTAGGTAAACATTTGAAATCCAAAACTACTTTTAAAAAGTAGAAATTCAGTGGCTAGTATTTGTGATGAACAAATGCAACATACCTTATAATGACGGGAAACCCCTTAGAGCTCAAGATACGTCTTATTATTGGGAAACCTTTAATAATAAACAGGGTAACGACCTCGTTTATCGTAATAACTCTTGAGATTGGGCAATCCGCGGGTAAAATACCTAAATCTGTTATGATTAGGACACGGTATTCCCTCAACGACCGCACGGGTATGGGCTTGAGAAGACTAATCATCTTCAATGATAGCTTAAGATACAGTCTAATCCTTATGAGAAATCATAGGGGGAGGATGATCCCTCCAGATCAGCAACGCTTAATATACAGCGGTAAGCAGCTTGAAGATGGTAGAACGCTTGCTGATTATAACGTACAAGCCCAAGCCACTTTGCATCTTGTCTTGCGACTTCGCTGAAAATGTAACTTCATATTTTTATTTAACTATATAAATACACAAACAAACTTAAAATATAAATATAAATATAAATAATAGTCAATAGTACACTATTATTTATATTGAATGGAAGCAAAAGTGGTGTCAAAGTTACCGTTACCATTCGATGTACAAGAATACATACTTGTAAATATTATGAAACTATATAAACTGCGTGATGGGAAATACGTGAGACAAATAGACAAAACTAAATATAAATTCCTTGACTATATTATGCGACCAGCTATAAATAAAAATTCATATAATTACCATGAAAGTATACACGAAGATATATTTAATAGCAACGAGGATACAAAGCGTTTTTGTTATAAATTTTATATAAAAAATGTACACGATAGCCCCCTTAGAAAAGAGTCACGCGTCGATGATGATATAGTAGATGTGCGTATTGAATATAAAAATAATATTTACTATTACGAAGTTGGTATATACAAACTAAAATTAAAAAATATAGACGAAAGTAATTTCACACCTGAAAAGATGCGCAAAGATATATATCATAAAGGGTCGTTAGAGGATACTTATTTTTGGGATATTTTTGAATTTTCATATGAGGTAAAATAGTGCAATATTATCACAGATTTAGGTAAAAATAAAAACATCTTTACATCATTGAAGATTATGATTTAGTATTGTCACAATATATAAAATCAATTTTATTCGATGTTACTTTGTGAATAAAGTAAATATAAGTATTATATATATATATTATCATCAATGTTACGTAAAAAAATAATAATTATAGGCGGTGGTATAGCTGGACTATCTGCTGCTCATTTTTTATCGGATTATTCAGATTTAGAAATTATTTTATTTGAAGAACAAGATGATGTTGGGGGACAAGCAAGATCAATGTTTGGTAATTATTGCTATATTGAATATTCTTGGAGAATATTTGGAAAAGTATATCATAACATCAATAAAATAATAGACAAAATTGGAGCAAATAATAATTTTGATTTATTAGAAAATCCATGTATTGTTAATTCAGCAAGTAGTGTCTATTATGGTGGTCTTTCATATATAAATTTAGCAAAAATTTTATTTAAAAATGCGGATTACAATTTATTTAATAAATTATTAGATCTCAGCACTATTTCAAAAGATAGAGCTATAAATATGTATGATGATGTTAACGCATTAAACTATTTTAATAAAGACCCAATCATACAGTCAATTATGGGACCTTTTTTAGGAATGGATGCAAATAAAATAAGTTTATCTGGATACTATAAAAATATATTATCTACGTGCGACACTACCAAATATAAATTTACACCAACCAATACACGTATTAGTAAACACCCAACTCAAGAAAGTCTATTTAAACCTTGGTTAAAATATTTAACCTCAAAAGGTGTTGAAATATATACAAAATCAAAATTAGTAGATATTAATATTCACGACAATATAATTAAATCTATAACTATAAAAAATAATAATAAATTAGTAAATATATTAGCCGATGAGTATATTTTTACGTGTTCATTAAAGAGTTTAAATAAAATAATCAACGCTAATTCTTATTTTATCAATAAAAATATTACATATTCATTAAAACAATTAGAAAATGGTTTACAACTATACTATACGATTAATCTATACTTTTCTATAAAATTGGAAAATAAAATAGATTTAAAATGTGATGAATTTGTTTTAACGGATACAAAATGGAAACTCATCGCTCAACGAAAGCATTTATGGAATGATTCCATTCTTAATAAATGTTCAAAAAATAATAAACAAATAAAAGACGTATTTAATATTGGATTCTTAGACCATAATAAAGGTGTTCTATTTAACAAGATATTAAGTAAGTGTTCTAAACAAGAAGCATTGCTTGAAGGAATATATCAATTTAAAACGAATGACTTCGTAAAAAATATATTTCGCCAATATAATACAACATTTGAAGAAGTATTCGTTGGATATGAGGATTGGTTTGAGTTTCGAAATGACGAAAAAAATAATTTAATATCAGATAATCCAAAGTTTTCAACAAATGTTGGGTTACTAAGGTTTATGCCGAAAAATGCTCATCCAAATGACTTACCTAATAATATGTTTTTGGGTGGATATTATGTTAATAGCACAATGGGTGGTGTTAGTATGGAAGCATCGTGTGAAACAGGTCTTTGTGCTGGTTTATCGGTTGTAGAAAAATATAAAAAAAAAATAATAGATTATCCAATATATCATACAAATGAGTATATGACAAGTTTAACAAACGGCTTATGTTATATTGATAAATATCTATATAAAAATAATATTATCAATTTATCAGAAATAATTCCACCCGTAATATTACTATTTATCTATTTTGCTTGTATTATTCTCATTTGTATCATTATAGTAAATAATTTGTATAGATTATTATATACATATATCACTCATACGTTACGTCACGAATTGATTACAGACGTCAAATATCGGCGAATAAAATAACTCAACGTCATCACAGATTTAGATGAAACCATATATTAAAAAGACTATAAAACAAAATAATATATATAAAATTATATATATATAATATATTACTTATACAATCAAAAAATCATAGACATGTCCAATAAAAAAGGTAAAATTCGTATTGTAGCTAGTTTAGAAGGACACGTCGGTCCTGTTCAGTCAGTCGTATTTCATCCCACTGCACACCTTATGGCAACAGCAGGCGGTGACAATGACGTTAAACTATGGGACACGGATTCACATCAATGCCTAGCAACTCTTATAGGTCACACCAAAGAGGTTACATGTGTAGCATTTCATCCTACACAACCTGTTCTGATATCTGGAAGTGCAGATAAAATGTTAATAGTATGGGACACGACAACATATCAATGGTTATCGACTATTCAACAATCAACTAGTCCACATGCACACATGTATGGTGTTACTTGTATTGCAATTCATCCCATCATGTCATTTATAGTAACGAGTGGGTATAGGGAACCACCAAAGTTGTGGAAACTATCACCTGACAACACGAAGTTAATTCATATGGATAATATAACTAGCGCAGAATTGGAGGATAACGTTAGCACTAGATGTATTGCTGTTCATCCAACAAACCCTTTTTTTGCAACTGGTAGAAACTATTTTCGTTATGACAGTGCTGCATTGTTGTGGTCATATCAACAAATCGGTCACCGCGTTCTAGCGAATTTACGGAAAGAGATAGAGCCTGGAACTGAAAGACACAGTAGTAATATTGTATCTATTGCAATTCATCCGACCAAACCTTTTATAGCAACCGGCAGCGATGATACTACTATCAGGTTATGGGGGGTAAATTATACTCAAGACGGAAAAGTAGGGCGTTCTGAATGTATGGCAACTCTTTATGATCATGAGGCTGCTGTAACTGGTTTGGCGTTTCATCCAACCGCACCAATTCTAGTATCGTGTAGCGCTGATACTAGCGTGCATGTGTGGGGATTCTCAGATGACATGAGGAGAGTGGATATAATTGGATCACTTTTCGGAGATCGAGGACCTGTTACATCTATTGCATTTCATTCAAATGGTAGACTTCTTGCAACAGGCAATAAAGAGAATGCTGCTCTTTTATGGGATTGTAGTGTGCTAACTCCCGAAGGACAACGCAGTATGGGTGTAATGCGTGGATTAGAACAATCCCTAGTCCCCAAATTGTTTTCAGGAAGTTATAATATGCAGCATGCAGTGCACGCTCTACGTAATAGATTTAAAGATCGAGGTCCTAATTTCTTAGGACATTTGGAAATACCGGCCGGAAGGGCTGCCGTAAGAGCATTCGCGTCAAGACGGGCAAGAGCGATGATAGAGGATCAACCACGTTCACTACCACGTTCACTACCGCTTTCACTACCGCGTTCAAAAGCGCGTTCAAAAGCGCGTTCACTATCGCCTCCAAAATCACGTCAAAGTTCGCCTTCAAAACGACATTCAAAACGACATTCAATCGGTGGAGATCGAGGTAGGACTTCAATAACTCATCGCATTAAAAAATACTCATCGCAAAATGTAAAACGTCGTTTGTCAAAAACAAAACGTTATCGTAGTAAATAAGGTGAGCAAAATTCACGCATACAACTTACTGTCCTCTACATTTCGCGTCACTTCCTTGATAAATTTGTCCGCGTCTAATAGTTCGTTGATATTTTCCACCCAGTTCTTCCGATAACGAAAGAGGAATCCAACAAGTCCCGACATGGTTATCGTTTTATTATTGATATGTTCATAAAACCGGTCAAACCCGCGTTCAATTTCCTCTGCATCGAGGTCCTCCTTCCGCATCATGTCGCGGAATAAGTGCTTGACATCCACTTTCTTTGGATAATTCATGTGAATAATCATGTCCGTCCGACCCTGACGCAACAATGCATGATCCAGATTCTCCGGATGATTCGTTGTAATAAATGAAATTAGACCTTTTCGGAAAAACACGCCGTCAAGTAAGTTCAATAGATTACTGAATGTAAATGTGCTCTTGTTTTCTTGTGTTCCAGTTCGTTTCTCAAAAAGACAGTCGATGTCTTCAAACAAAAGGACCGACTTGGGCGGAATATCACGGAACGCCGATAACGCTGTATTATTATCCGTGTCGTGATTGATAGAGAAAATACACAGGTGATACCCAATTTCTTTACACATCGCCTTGATTATACTGGTTTTCCCACTCCCTGGAATACCAGTGAGGAGATAATTCTTCTTATACGGAATACCAAATTCATCATAGTCTTTCTCCTTCTTCAAGAAATCCGTAATATCGGCGCGGAGTTTCTGTTTCAATTTCTCATCGAAATAAACCGTATCAA